GCCCGTCGCGCTCGACGTGCTGCACGATCGAGATCGCGAGGCCAGCGCGATGTAGCACCGCGATCTCCGTCAGCGAGAGGTCGCTCGAGCGCGCCTCGCGCCGGCGGATGTAGCGTGCGGCGAAGCGGTAGCCGTGCGTGAAGAGCGCGGCCGCGGCGGCGGCGTTGATGGTCGCGTTGCAATCGAAGCCGCGAGTCGTGGCGGGAACCGTGACGACTTGGCTCATTGCCCTGGCCCCGTAGTTCCACTCGTCGGCGGATTCGGCGGATTGACCGAGCCGTCAGCCTGCGGATCGCCAGGGCGACTACCATTGAACTTCGGCACGTACGGCGCAATGAAGACCGAGAGCTGCCGCATCCCCGGCGTGATCTGCCGATAGAACGGAATCATCACGCCCAGCACGCACACGCCGCCCGAGAGCAGGAGGTGCCAGATGTGGGGCTCTTGTTTGGTCGCGATCGAGATCCGGATCTCGGGATAGAGGATCGCCGCGCCGACCAAGAAGATGATGAAGCCCGGGATGATGGCCCAAATGCTCGGCCGTGTCGCTTCGAGCTTGAGCGTCGTCGAGTTCTCGTCCGTGATCGCTAGGAGTTTCGTCATCGAATCTCTCCGTTGTTTTTCAGTCGGCCCGTTCGACTTCGACCATGAGGAAGCGACCGAGCATCATGTCGACTTCGTCTTGATCGACGCCCTGCGTGACGCGCGCGATCTTCCCCACGAGTTGCACCATCGCGATCAACTGTTGCCGCATCGCGCGGAGTCGGTCGCGGTTCTCTTCGTGGTTTTTGTCGTTGTCGCGGCGGATGGCGTTGAGCGCGTCCCGCGTATGGGCTTCGCCGCGGAGTTCGGCCGCCGACTCCGAATTGCGCCGGTCTTCGACCGACCGGCGGATCGCGTCGATCGACTCCGCGATGCGCGTCTCGACCGCGACGAGCTTCTCAGCGACTTCCTCTTTGTGGGCATCCCGCGCTCGCCGCTCGTCGTCGATGTCGCGCTTCAAGGCGTAGAATCGCGTGCGGAAACTGACGAGCGACCCGAGGAAGCCCAGGGCGGTGGCCGCGATCAGCTTCCACCATTCGGTATCGGCGGCTGACGGCGGGGGAACGGATTGCATTGGAAGCACGGCCATGCGCGGCTCGCTCATTGGAGAGTCGAGAGTTGGGCGTTCGGACGTCGGAAGTACCACACACGACGGCCGCGCACCGCGCTGGCCACAGACCTGCGGGACTACACCTGCACTTACGCCTACACCGTATACGCTACTATGAAGACACTAAAAGTGCGAGAGTCGATTGCAATGCATCCGCGCAGACGAGGCGCGATCAGTCGAACGTGATGACGAGGGCCCCCGGAGCGAATGTCGGCGCCGCGTCCCCGTTGTTGACCGTTTTGGTCGGGACCAACGCGCCGTAGAAGAGGAGGTTGCCAGCGCTCGACGCGTCGAAGATGCCGATCGCGACGACCGTGCCCCAGTTCGCAGTCGGTGAGGGGAACGTGACGGCGTTGACGTTACTCGTTTTGCCGTTCCCCGAGACCGGCGCGGCCCAGTTGGCGTCGAGTGGCGGGACAGACACCCGGGCGTAGGAGCCACCGGTGACTTCGGTGCCGCCCGTCGAATCGGTTGGCGACACCGTGAGGAGTCCGATCCAGAGCCCGCTCGGCTTCGAGAAGGACGCGGTGCGGAACAGATGGGCGATGAGTTGCCCTTCGAGATAGTCAGACAGTGCGAAGCTCATGGCGGGCTCTGAGTCGAGGAATGTTCGAGAGTGAGTCGAGGACTAGTCGAGGGTCGCGGTCAGTTTGGTCGCGAGGAACCGCGGATTTGATCCGACCGTGACAGCCTGCACGGTCGTCAGGGTCGAGAAGAAGAGCATGTTGCCGCCGGTCGGTGCGTCGAGGATCGCGTAGCCGAGAATCGTTCCCCAGTCGGCGGTCGGCGTCGGAAAGAGCACGTCGACGAGATTGTGCGTCGTGCCGTCGCCGGATACGGGCGCGGACCAGTTGTCGTCGCGCGGGAGAATCATCGCGCGCGCGTACGAGCCGCCCGTCACTTCGGTCCAGAGCGTGACGTCGGTCGGAACGACGGTGTAGAGCGCGATCCAGAGGCCCGTCGTGACCTTCGCGAACGACGCCGTCCGGAAGAGATGCGTGATGAGTTGATCTTTGAGATACCCGGCGATCGCGTGCTGCGGGTTGACGATCGTCGCCCAGACTTGCGCTGTGACCTGACTGACGCGCGCATTAGCGCTCGTCGGGACGGCCATCACTTGGCCGGTGACCTGACTGACTCGCGCATTCGCGCCGGTTGGTGCGGCGAGAACCTGCCCCGTGATCTGCGAGACCCGATTCGCCATTCGTTATGCCACTTCGAGCGGCCCGAGTTTCAGCGCGTTGATCGCGGTAGCGGTCCAATCGACGTTGCCGTTCCAGTCTTTGACAAAATGCTCGCGATGCGTGGCGTAAGAGCCGCCGAGCGTTTGCGTCGCGCAGTCCTGCGTCGTCCCGCCCGAATTCATGCGGATCGCGTACTGCCGCAAGCCGGCGTCGTCTTTCCGAGCTCGCCCGTTCGCTTGAAACGCGAGCACGGTCCCGAGAAATCCGCCTGGGAGGTTGCCGAGCGTGTATTCGTCCAGGTGGCCCGGCGTGCTGTCGGAATTGTAGTTGCTATCTTCGGTGCCGCTCGCCCGCCCAACATTCGAAAAGTTTGACCCGGTGTTGGGTGTCCACTGGGTCGATGCGCCGGCACCATCTGGAAGCAGCGAATAGACGCGCGTGTCGCCGGGGAAGGTATTCGGAGCGGTCGCGTCGACGGCGAGGGCGAATACGTCGTCCGCGAACGTCGAAAAATGCGTGCTCGGTCCCACCGAGTATTTCGTGCAATACGCGTTGGCGGTCGAGATAGAGTTGAGACCCGAGACGTTGAGAATCGACGCCCCGTTCTTCCAGACCTGGAACTCGCCGACCGTCGCGCTGAACTTGACGCGAAATCCGAATCCGTCCATCGGCGCATCGCGAAAGAACTTCGATGCGATCGTCGCGACAATGGTTCCGGTGTACGAGCCGCGCCGGAGTGTGACGTCGCCGTTCGTCTCTCCGCAAATCGTGCACTGGGCTGTCGCACCATCGTAAAACGTGAAGAACGGCGCCGTCGTGGCGCCGCCCGACGCGGTCGCGTACGGCGCGAGACCGGTGATGATTTCACTAACGTTGAATCCAATCGTTTTGAATAGCTCCGTTCCGTTCGGCATGGCGAGCGAAAACCCGGTGCCGAACCGGGTCACGGAATTGGACAGCGACTGACTGCCCATGTTGTCCCAGTAGTCGTCGTTCCATGCGGAGCCGCTATTCAAGCCTTGGTCGAACCCGTCGAAATTGATCAGCGTCATTGCCTTGGCCTCACGTTGAGATACTGCTCGATGCTGCTAGATACTGAGATCGCCGGTCGCGCTGCCTTCGACGTGCATCGTCGAGCCCGATCCGTTGAGTGTCGCGTCCATCGTCACGCGCGCGTCGAGCGTCGCGTTGAGCGGAATCGGTGGCAGCGTCGTGATGTGCACGAGTAGCGACCACCAGAAATACGTGCCGTCGTAGTAGACCTCTAACTCATCCTTGAGGCCGAGCGTAACGACCGACGACGCGCCGGTGCCGTAGAGACTCCCCGGCGGGAGCGTCAGCGAATAGCCACCCGCGCCCGTCGATGTCACGAGCACGCGGCCACGGAACCCATTCGTCTGCCCGGTGATCACGAGACTCGCGTTCGCGCTCAGGATGACGGAGAGCGTCTCGTCGGTTTTGCCCGTGACGTCCCACGTGATCACACCACCCGATGGCGAGCCGGTGACCTGTGTCGAGCCCGACGCCGCGCCCATCGGGAACACGAATTCGTCTTCGAGCGTCAAGCTCTGGCCGAACCAATCGTACGTGATGCGGTAGGCGATCGAACTGTCGCCCAGCGAATTGAGCGCCACCGTGGCGCTGAACGGGTGCGACAGGTCGTCCATCGGCGTGCCGGTCGCGAGCACGACCCACCCGCTTGGGCTCCCGCCGCCGGCCATCGTGTTGACGGCGACTTCGGTGATGCGGTGCTCTGGATCGAGCGGCGTGAAGGTGAGCGTGCCGACGGCGCCGGATTTCGTTTGCGACACCGAGATTACCGTCGGCCGAATCGCGCTCGACGTCAGCACTGGCGGCGACGGTACAGCCGACGGCGTGGCGATCGTGTCGTAGTGGAACACGTCCTCGACGATGTCGATCGTCATCTCGTTGTCGTCTTCGGTGCCGTAATCGATCGCGAGCACGCGCATCACGAGCTCCGAGATCTCATACTTGGCGTACGTCAGCTTGAACACGTCGCCCCGCTCCAAATCCCAGCCGGCGCGTGTGGTCTTCATCTGGCCTTTCCAGAGGGGGACGGACGTCTTTCGAAGATCACGCGCGTTGAGTTTGAGCGCCGTCGCGCGGTCTGTGATACCGAGATACTGCACGTTGGGCATCGCGCGCTCGCCGCCCGTCATCGCGATGTTGGCGTCGTTCCGGAGCGTGACGGTGTTCTTCTCGAGCAGCCGTTCGGCGTCCGTGAACTCGACCGTCAGCACATTGAACGTGTCGATCCACTCCGACCTGTTGAGTTTGAGCCCGGTGATGCTCGATTCATCGAACGATCGGAGCGCGGCGAACGACGGCGCGTCGGGCGCCTCGTCGCGAATGAGCTTGAACGTCCACTTGAACGTGAACGGGTCGCGATTCAACACGCCGTCGACGGTGCGTTCGATCTCGCGGATGGCCTCCTCGACGGACGATCGGTCGCCGGCGAACTTCATCGACATGCCCAAGCCTTCGACGAGCACCAGCTGCGTGTGCGCGTCCTGGAGGCTCGCGGTGTCGATCATGTCGGGAGAGAACCCGAGCCCGTAGATCGGATTCACCAGCATGTCGTAGAGGATCGCGACGGGACTGTAATCGACCATCTGCCAATCCGACTTGGCCCCGGCAATACTCCGCGTGCCGACGTTCGCGCCGACCCCGGCGAACGTGAACTGCGCTCCGCGGAAGAGGATGTAGTCGATCGCCGGCACTTGGGACGACTCGCCGACGTTGACGCCATCCCACACCATGTAGCAGAGATCGTTGTAGTTGGGCACGTTCCCAACGCCCAGTGCCGCCTCCATCACGGGGTCCGGATCGGTGTTGCGATTCCCGATGTAGAAGCGAAGGAATCCGCCGTAGGGATTGTTCGCGTCGCCGCCGCCGGCGGTGAACCCGCCGCCCCGGCCCCGACCGCCGAAGATGTTGGGCAAGAAGAGCGTGGCCGCTGCCACGCCGCCGTGATAGATCTCGATCGACCCGACACTCCCGGGCGGGACATCGAAGATGTTGACGCCCCCGAACGTCGGGACAGGGACCACGACCCCGTCACCTAAATCGAACTGCTGCGACAGCGCCTGATCCGAGAGCGGGCGGTTGCCGAAGATCATGTTCTTGATCTCCGTCACCTGGCCCCAGCACAGCACCTGCATCAGCGTGACTTTGTACTGATAGGCGAGCGTTCTCGTGCGGCCAATCCGGAACACGTTGTCGATCGTGCTCAGGTTGACTTCCACGAGCTCCGCGCCACCGAACCACGCGGTCACGCCTTGGAATCGGCACGTGCCGTAGTGCACCGTGATGGGCGTGCCGGTCGCGACGATCGGCGCCTGGAATTCAGGAAGGCCCGGCGGCTTCTGTCGCGCCTGAATCCACGACGTAATGGCGCGCGCCGCGAACGTCGTCAGGAGCAAGAGTCCGATCTGGACAAACCAGAACATTCAGCGAGTCCTCATCGTCGTGCCCATCGGGCCGTTCACGAGTGCGCTCATACGACGATCCCCGTCACCATCGGATCGGTCGATGGCAGTTCATTGAAGCCAAAGAAATTCGCGACGTTGTTGAACTTGTCCCGGCACGTATCGCGGGACTTGTCATCGCCCGCGATCAGTTTCACCGCGTCGCCGATCGCGACCCCGCTCGGCACTTGGCCGAAGATGAAGAACGTCGGACCCGTGAGCAGGCGCTTGGCGATGAACGCCCGCTCGCGCGTGGCCGTGAAGACGATCTGCCCCGCGTCGTAATACTCGGGTGGCACCAAGGCGGTCGCCGCGAGCGTGAGCTGTGAACGTCCAATGGCGGTGATCGTGGTATCGAAGCCAAAGTCGTCTTCGTTCACGCCGCACCGTGCGCTGCCAAACGCCAGTTGGCACGTCCGGTCAATGAGCAACTTCGGGAACGGCTGACCGAAGCGCGCTTCGTCCGAGATCACGTCCACCTCGACGAGTCCTTCGTTGAGCGTGACGTTGGCCACGTTGCCGTACATCATGAGCACGGGCAGCGACGACGGATCGTCTTGCTGGCGGTGAATGCCCAACACCATCGGCATCGTGCGGAATTCTCGGAGCGCGGCGGCGACGGGCAGCGTGTGCGCGAGCGTGACGTGGACGGTCAGTGTCCCTGTTTCATTCGAGCGCTGAATCCGCCCGCGCGAGATCACGGCGGCGGGATAGATGGTCGGCGTGCCTTTGATCGGATATGTGACGCTGACCGCCGTTGCCCCCGAGGCATAGCGCCAGAGCTGGTCCGAACGCGCGAACGTGTAGAGCTCGCGCGGTTTGCCGCCCGCTTTCTCAAGATCCGAGTAGCCCATCGCTAGGCCGAGAAGACGGCCATCTCTGGCGTCTCGATAATGGGGAGTGCGACGACGCCGCCGCCGTTGGGGCGCGTGTCGACCGAGAATTCATCCGTGTCGAACCGGAAGAATCGCAGCGGGAAGCAGAAGACACCGTTGCGTGGCACCCACGGCCGCCCGACCGTGAACCCCGCCGACTGCCCAACGCATTGCATGCCGAGTTGGTCGATGCCGGCGGAGGGAACACCCACCGCGACGTTCAGGATCTTGTGCGTCGAGAATTCGTCGCCGAAGACGAAGAGCACGCGGCGATAGCTCATGTTGCCCGTCGCGAAGAGCGCGTCATAGCCGCGCGAGTAGAACCACCCGTAGTCGAGCAATACGCCCGGATCGTTGTAGTCGTAGACCTCGAGGAGCTCGCCGCCCCACGTCGGAAACCAGAAGCCTTGCGCGCGGCCCTCGCGCGCGTCGAAGAACGCGCGGAGCGCCTTGAGCTCGACGCGATCGACGCAGAGGAATTCGAACACGTACCGCGCCGCGCCCTTCGCCAGATCCTTGTCGAAGAACTGCGCGCCGGATTGCACGCCAACCGCGGCGCCTTGGAGCGTCAACCCGTTCGATCGATCGACGCCATTGGGCTCCATCAATAGGAGCGGCTCGCCGGTATCGGTCAGCGTGGTCGCGTAGGTCGGCGGCATCAGCGGATCCTCATACGGCGACTCATATGTTCTTGCTCGCCGAGACCGCGCCGTAGGTCGCCGTCACCGTGAAGTAGTCGAAGATCGAGGCGACGAATGCGAAATGCACCTGCTGTTTGTTTTGCGGGAACGTGACGACGACGCCGGGGTCACCGACGTGGAGTGAACCCAGCGGCGTGATCGTCCACGTGATATTCGGCTCGCGGATCTGCTGCCCGGATTCGTCGTACACGCGCGCCGTTAGGGTGTGGTATTTCTTCCCGATCCACTGCGTTTCGAAGTCGTCGCTCGAGAGCGTGATCGAATACCCAGCCGGTGTCGCCGCCGCGCCGATCGAGGAGTCCATCCCGGCGACCGATGGCAACTCTTCGTCGAACGTGAGCGCGATCTCTTCGATGTATGGCGTGCGCTGCGTGCGCGTCGGCGGCGTGAGCCATCCCGTCATCACGGGCGCGAGCGCGACTGACCCAACCGGGTACGATCCCCACGCGCCGACGATCGCGCCGACCGTGGTGATGTGATCGGCCGCCACGGTGTCGATCGTGACGAGTTCGGAGACGGTGTCCGAGAGCGAGAGCAGCGCCTGGGCGCCGGCGACGAAATCGCGGTTCGTCGTGTCGCACGTGATCGTGTGCGCGTCGGGGAACGCGGTGGGTTGCGTCACCTCGGGCCAGAGCGGCACCAGATACCGGAGCGCTTCGGTCGCCAAGAGCCAGAGCGAGATGAACTGCGATAGCTCATCGCCGTCGACGGTCGAGAGCGTGAACGTGATACGTCGGACCGGCACCGAGCGCCACGCCTGGCGAATCTCTTTCCCCGATCGCGTCCGCTGCACATCGGTGAGGAACGACCGCGAGTCCGTGATGCTCGCGCGCGAGTCGGGGCCGATCGGAAAGAGTGTCGGCGCCGCGAGCGTCGTCATTGACAAACCCTCATCGGCGGCCAAGCCCCGCGTTCACCGCGTTCGCGTGCCGCGTGACGATGCGCACGACCTGCTGCTCGGCCGCCGGCGAATCCAAATGCCGGAGGATGAACCCCGGTGGCACATCGAGCACAAAGTGATGCTCGAATGTCGTCGGGCCGCCGCTCGCGGATCGTCCTATCTCGCCTGGCGCGAGTAAACCGGACCCGGATGGTGTCGGGTCAAGCGAGACGACACCGCCATCCCGAAATCCGCGAATCACGCGAACCGCGTCGCGCGTGAGAATCGTCGCCTGCCCTGCGTTGAGCGCGTCCAGCTTGGCCACGCCCTCGCGCGACATCGCGCGCGCGGTCACGATCCCCTCGCCATTCGAGACGCGCGCGAGGATCGAATCCGACGTACCGGTGCCTGGCCCGCGAATGACACCGCCGCCCGCGTGGCCAATGATCTGAATCCCGGGAATCGCTTGGCCCGCGATCGCGTTCACGAATGCCGATTGTCCGCCGTCGCCTGCGCCTTGGAATCCGCCAAAGGCCTGCAGCAACCGCTGCACGGCGAGTTGCGCCAGCATCTGCGAGACGATGCGCTGGATCGACTGCACGATGCTGAGCGCCGCCTGTCCGAAGACCTGGGCGAGCGTCGTCACGGCATGCTTGGAGTCGTTCAACTCTTGATTGAGCGCGCTCACCTGGCTCCGAAGATCGGTGATGCGCCGATCGTTCTCGGGTGTGCGTTGGCTCGCCGGGGCACTCAACAGCGCGTTCAACTCGTCGGTGGTCGACCGCAGCTCGTCCTTGAGCGCGCCGATCTTGGATTTCTGCTCGTCGGTCGGGCCGATGCTCGAGAGCGATTCGAAGAACCGCGCTAGTCCCTGCTGGAAGGCGTCGATGCTCGCGAGTTTGAGATCGTGGAACTGATCGGCCGCGGCGCCAATGTCGAGATTGAGACGGACGAGTTCCGTCCGGTACCGTTCGAGCTTCGCCTGGGCTTCGGCGTTGCCCGGGAGATCGACCGCGACGCGCTCCAGCGACGGCAGCAAGCTCGCGACCGCGTCGCGCTCTTTCGTGAGCTCGTCGACGATCTGCGACCGTCCGGCACTCGGGGTGATCGCGCGCGCCTGCACCTGGAGGTTGATCCGCTGGAGCGCGGACTGGGCGGCGGTGATGGCCTCGGTCGCGGTCGTTTCGATCTCGCGCGCTTGCGCCTGATGAATGATCGCCGCGATCCGTTGCCGGATGGCCGACAGCGCTGCCGCGTCACCGGCCGCCGAGGCTTCGAGGATCGCGTCCCGAGACTCGCGCTGCACTTGGATCTTGGCGGCCTCCAAGAATCGCCCCTGCTCCTCGAGCGATTGCACGCTGACCTGTTCGACCTCTTGCCGGAGCTGTCGCGTGACCGTGGCCGTCTCACGCGCCGCGTCCGTCTGCACTTTCGTGCGTTTTTGGTTCGCGTCCGTGACGACCTTGGTCTGTTGCGTCTCGAGATCTTCGATTCCTTTCGCGATCGCGCTCCGCTTCTCTGGGTCGACCGTGGCCGTGAGGAGTTTGTTCTGCGCAAAGATCTGCGTGCCGATCGACCGGAGGCGGGCCGATTCTTCGGCGTTGATCTCGGCCAACGTCGCATCGCGCCGGCGCGCAATCGCCTCGCGCTCGCTGATGTCCCGCGCATCGCGTGCGTGCTGCGTGACGGCGTCGGTTTCGGCCTCGGTGTCCTTGGCCGATGCGATCCGCGTGTCTTCGATCGCCTTGATCTGTTTGGTCTCAGCCGCGGCGCGCGACTCGGCCGCTTTCTGCGCCTGCTCGGCGTCGAACTTGGTCAGGTCGGCGACGTTCTTCTCGCGCGCGGCGCGAGTGGCGGACGCCTGCAGATCGGCGCGCGCGCCCGACGTCTTGATCGCTTGGAGTTCGTTGTCCAGGTCGAACTGGATCTGCCGGCGACGAGCGGCCGACTCGCCCTGGGTGGAGGCGATGCGCGCGACTTCGGCCGCTTGAATGTTGTGAATTTGCTGATCGAGAATCTCCGTGTCGGCCTTGGCCTGGGCCTCCTGCGCGGCCTTCGACTGTTTGAGTTGGAGGCCCGTGAGCTCGATCAGCTTCTCTTCGATCTTGTCGATCGCGTTCGAAATGTCGTTGGCGTCGATGATCTTCTTGGCGTCCAGCACGTGGCCGGACTTATCCGTGTTGACGAGCTTGAGATCGTTCGCCAACCCCTGGATCGCTTCGCGCGTCTTGCGGCCTTGCTCGGTGAGCTGGGCCGACTGCGGATCCAAGGGCGCCGTTTTCGACAACTCGCGCAGCTGCGCCTGGAGGCGCGTGAGGGTCGCGATCTCCTGCCGCGTGTCGTTGGCGCGCTGCGCGATGATGTCGGCCGAGAGGCCTGCGAAGTTCTCGAGCTCCTTGTCGGCTTCCTTGGCGCTCTTTTTGGCGTCGTCCAGGACTCCGATCAATGTCAGGCCGATCGTGACAAGCCCGCCGACGACAGTCGACGCGAGTAGCGTTCCGCCGGCGAGAGACACAACGGCGGATGTCATGCTCCCAGCGCCAATACTCATATTCTGCAGACTGGCCCGCCCGGCGGTCGCGGCGAACGCCATGCTCGACATCGCGTCCGCGCCTCGGCGGATGGCGAACGTCGACGCGTTGACACGCGCTGGCAATTCATCAGGGACAACTCGTCCCACAACCGCGGCCGCGGCGCCGGCGCGCTGCTCAACGCTAGAGATGGTGGCGCCGATCTTGTTGAGCTCTGCATCGGTGGCGCCCAGCTTGGCGAGAAAGGCCGCGACGGCGTCGCCCTGTGCGCGAAACCCGGCGACGGTTTTTTGGCTATTGATGTCGACTTGCTGGCCCAGCTTCTGGAATGCGCCGATTGCGCGATTGATCGCGGTTGAATCCGCCGCGGCATCGCCGATCGTCGCGCTCTTCTGCGCCGCTTGTGCCAAGTCGGCCCGTAGCGCGGCGAGTTGTTGCCGAAACGCGGTGATGGTCTGCGCGGCGTCCGGGTTCGCGTGGACATTGACGCCAATGTCGATATCGTCGCCAGAGAAGCCCATACGCTATCTCGCTTGACGTGTGGTGTTAGTAGCGTTCATAGCGCTCACGGCGGCACCTGACTGCTGGGCGACGCGAGAATGGGCGGCGGCGTGGGCGCGTCCTTCATCACGCGCCCGTGGTAGAAGCGATCGAGCTCCCGCGCGTACGCCTCGCGCGCGTCGCGCTTGAGCACCTCGACGTACGCCAAGAGCGCTTCCCGGATGGGCCACGACGCGACGACCGCGTACCGATCTACATCCCACTGGGCGAGCTCGCGGACGATGGGGTTGTAGATCCCGTAGTCGTGCTCGGGGTCGCCGCGGAATCGATCGGTGGCGGGCTCGATGTCGGGACGTTTGCGTCGGAATTCGAAGACGCGTCCGGCGTATCGCTCGTGCCGCGGGGTTGGTCGTCGCTCGGCTCGAACGACGAAGACTTCGCCAAAGTCCCGTTCAATCCCGCGGCTCGTGTGAAAAAATCGAGCACGATCTCCGCAGCGAATTCGAAGAGCGGCGATTGCTCGTCGAAATCCGTGAGGCCTTCGATGATCTTGGCCGTGGCCAAGGCCTGCTGCTTGTCCCACCGCGTGCCATCCGCGACCAGGATCCCACCCAGGATCTCGTACATCGCCCCGCTGTCGAATGCGGCGAGTGTGGCCTCTTCGAAGTCCCGCGCGAGCGAGAACTGCGCGGCGGTATCGGTCGGATCGATCGGCACGCGGCCCGCGATGCCCGCTTTCCGCAACCGGACGCCGACGAACACTTGCTGCGCCATCGTCATCGCCTCGCCGGCGAGCCGATACGGCGCACCCTTGAGACGAAACACGACGGGCAGTTGCGGCGCTGGTGCATCCACACGATCGAGTAAAGCAGTGGCCATGGTCACTTCTCCTTAAGAACGAACGAAAACGAATGCGGGGCGCCGCTGACGATGAGTTGCCTCTCGTCATACGAGCGCCCCGGCCTTCATAACTCGCGGACAGCGTCTCTTGGTGAAGTCCTTCAGTTGTCACAAGCGAGACGTAGTGACTACGCCGGCAGCTCGATCACGCGGCCGATCGGGTTCGTCGGATGGTTCGTGTAGTCCGTCTTCACCTGCGCGATCATGTTGAGCGGCGTGTTTTCATTCCCCGAAGTGATCAGCGGAAGCGCGCCGTTCGGACGAATCGCGGTGAGCCACCAGTCCCACATGAGCCGCGGTCCGTTGGCCGGATCGCCGATGAACCGGATCGCGCATTCGACCGTCGAGATGGTGCCGATGTCGAACTGCTTTCCGAGGCCGCCCGCGTACGCGGTCGGCGTGTAGCTCACCTTGAGCGTGTCGCCCGTCGCGATGCTGACCGCGCCCGGCAAGAGCCGAATCACGCCGACATTCGTGTCGTCGATCGTGTAGTCGACGCCCGCCGTGAGCGACACGGTGCCGGTCGGACCGCCCTTGGCGGTGACGGCCGAGATCGGCCCGCGCTTGGCCAAGAGGTACGAGTCGCCGAGCACCGCGGCCGTCGTCACGACTTCGTCCACCACCGGCGTCGCGGCCTGCGTGCCTTCGTCGCTGATCGTCGCCTGGAGCCAGAGCCCCACGAGGAACGACGACCACTCGTCGAAGGCGAACTCGATCTGCGTGTTGCGGCGCAGCAAGAGATCCGCAGCCAGCGCGCGGTAGCGCGTCCGCGATTCGAACTTCTGGAATCGCTCGTCCGAGTTCGTCGGCTGGACGATCGTAGCGTTCCCCGCATCGCGGTAGCCGGTGAGGAGCCCCGTGACGGGGTCCTTCTGGTTGATCTCGACGATGCCCGCGCCAATCATGTAGAGGCGCGAGTCGTTGATGAGACTCATATCGACGGGCGGCATATTCAGAATCCTCGCAAAGAGTGATTAGGCCAGAGGTGCGGCCCGTGATTACGCGACACCGTCGACGACGGTCAGATGCACTTCGAGCCAGCCCCACAGTTTCGTTTGCTCCGCGACGACCGTCACGAATCGTTCAAGCGCTTTGGTCACCTTCATCACGCGAATGCCATTCAGCTCGCGATAGCCCGCGGACGCCGTCTGCGTGTTGTAGCGTCGGAGCGACCGCTTGGCGGCGCGAATGAGGATCGCGCACGCCGCCTGCGACGTGAGCTCGTCGGCCCCGTCGTTCGTCACGTACCCAATCGCAATCGTGATCGGGTGCGGCGTCTGCGGCTTGTCATCGAACCCATCGGCGACTTCGCGCGTCTCGCCGAACACGATGATCGACGGGAACTCGGGTGGCGTGAGGTTCTTCGCGACCCCAGCGTCGTCGCGGTCGTTGTAGATGTTGACGGTCCCCGGCGCGTCCTCGGAGCCCCCGCCGATCTTGTCCCGCGGCAGATCCGCCGCCATCGCGTTGATGCCGTACGTGGCGTCCGCGAGGAAGGCCGCGATGAGCTGCACCGATTCGCGAATCATTGCACAGCCCCTGCGGCCCCAGTCGTACCGAAGGCGACGAACTGCCCGCCGGCGCCACGAAGACGACCCGTGGCGATGAAGTCGTGCACGACCTGACGGCACGCGTCGCGGAACGATCGCGGCAGCGGACTGGGGACGGGTTGCCGAGCCGGCATGCGCCCGTCGATGCCGCGAAAGTGAACGCGGAACTTCATGGCCTCGATCGGATCGGAGATGCCGGCTGAGCCCAAGTCGAGCCGATAGCCGCCGCGCGACGGCTGAATGCGTTGCCCGTTCGCCAGCGATTCGAAAATCGCGCGGAAGAGATGTCCGGTGTCGTCGAGGATTCCGTTCTCGAGCGTGCCACGTCGGAGCCGTTGCGCGATCGTCGACGGGGCAAGCGCGGCCCACGGATGGCCGAACGCCGCGCCTTGGGACTCCTTGTGGCGTTCGATCATCGCGATCGCGAGCGGTGCGATGCCCTGCTCGACGACCGCCCGAAGATTGCGCAGCCTCGAGGGCAGGGCCGCCAGCTGCTGCTCGCCCCGCGTGAGCCGTGGCGTGTAGGTGACGGAGACGTCGAGATAGCCGGCCACGCATCAGACTCCCACCGTCGCCGGTTCGAACCGAACCGGCTTGGCACCCGTGACCAACGCGACGATCGCCGCGGCGTCGGGATCAACCCAGCGATTGCGATAGGTCGTCGTCGTGCCACGATTCCCATCAGCCGCGCTCTGGACCACGCTCGGCGTCACCCCATGCTCGAGCATGAAGTTGATTTGCCGAACGATCGCGAAACCGAGCATGTCAGCGTCATCGCCCGTGTAGACCGGGGCGACCAGGCCGAGCATCATTTCCGCCGCCAGATGGAGCGCCGTGCGATCGGCGTCCGTCTTGAGCTTGGCCCACTTCTCCGAGAGGAGCGGCGACGCCGAGGATCCAGCAATCGTCGCGACGTCGCCCGCCACGAGCGCGGTCGGGAGCAGGTCCGTGGCCAGCGCGTCGTCACCGATCGCGGCGGCGAGCACCAGTTTGGCGAACTTGGCCGAGCCGAAATCGACGATGGTCCCATTCGGGAGCGCGATCGTGAGCGAGTCGACCGGCACGGTCGCATCGCCCTGCGCAGCGCCCGGCGCGACGACGGTGATCGTCGCCGGCACATTCGCGATGGCGTAGAGTGGCGTGAGCATCGGTCAGCGCGCCTCGGTGCTCACCACGTGAACACGGTGGGCACGCCGACCGATTGCGCGTGCGCCGGCTGCTCAGCGACGGGCAGCAGGCCGTCGAGCTGTTGATCGTATCCATCCGCCAACTGCTGCATCGCGCCGATCTGCGCGGCGGAATAGCCGTGTGAACCTTTCTCGGTGACGCTGACCGTCAGCGGTTCGGTGTTCATCCGCTGCACCACCGCGCGGTACGCACGCCAGTACACATAGGCGCGCGTTGCGGCGTCCGTCTTCGTCGCATCGGCCGCGATGATGGCCTGGACCCGCGCGTCGTCGGGCGCCGCCTCGAGGTACGCCGACACGCGCACGCTCAGCGCATTCCGGTCTTCGTTCGGAAAGAGCGATGTCGTGAGGTCGCCAAGCGGCGAAATGAACCCGGTGGGCGCGAGTGCCATAGCCTACTTCCGTCCTTTCGCCGACAGCTTAGCAAACCGCGTAGCGCCCAGCTTCTTTCTTCCGATATACGCCGCAAGGGCCCCGGGATCGCTCACTTTCTTCTTGCCACGGCGCGCCGCGAGGACGCGCCGGAGTTTCGCGAATCGGGCGCCGCTGCCGAGTTTGCCGAGTTTGGGTTGCATGAGGATTCTCCTACGGTCTACGGCTGTTCGTCGGGCGATAGCACGCGCGTCGCGGCGACGTCGTCGTGCGTTTTCTCTTGCTGCAGGGCGCGCGCGAAATCGCGCGGATCGCACGTGCCGGTGAAATTCTTTGGCCGATCAAACTCCAACGCGCCGCTCGGCAGCGGCGGCGCGTTGAATGGTCCGAGTGGTCGACCCACGAGCGACCTCCTACTGCGTTAGCTGCGGATTACTGCTGCCTACTGCGGCGGGAGCGGCGACGGAATCTCGACGGGCGTCGGCGGCGCCTGACCCGGGAGCACTTTGCCGTTCTCGTCGATCAACTGCCCGTGCGCGTTCTTGAGCGAGCCGTCGGCGTTCCGATACTTCCCGCCGGGAATCGTTTCGTCGGGCTTCGCGACCTTCTCGACCTTCTCGACTTCGGTGAACGCGATCGAGTCCGGCGCGTCGCCTTGACCCGCTTGACTGGCTTGATCCGTCTGATCGGTTGCGTCTTTCTTCGCCATCGGTCCACTCCGTGAAAGTGCGTCCACGTGCGAGCATGATCACCATCACCACGCAGCGATGCGCGAATACGCATCGCTGCGTGCGTCATCGAATTACAGGACGGCCGGATCCGTGTAGGAGCCGTGGCCGAAGTCCAGCACCGCGCCGTTGGTGCGCGTCCAGACGCCGAACCCGTATTCCGAGTTCATGTACTTGGCCTGGAGCGGGAACAACACGATCTCGGCGGCCGGCTGGAGCACGATCTGCGTGCCTTCGCGAACGCGCGCGACGAGCGGCTTCCCGGCATCGGCGCTCACGTCCATGCAGACCGCGTAGCCCGACACGGCCCACGGCTTGACCCAGACTTCGGCCGCGCCGTAGAGCCCGATCGGCCGGTTGTTCGTCTTGAACGGATTCAAGCGCGACGTCGGCTGGTTCGCGGCCGTGTTCAACGTCAGGCGCGAATCGATGTACGGCTTGAAATTCGTGAGCGCGCGCCACGTCGCTTCGTCGGCGGCGTTGATGAAGATCTGCGGCTCGCCGTTCTGGTGATGCTCGGTCACGGTCGAGACGAGCGAGTCGGCGAGCGTGCCGGTGAGCGAGGCGCCGGCCAGATAGTGCGTGTGCGTCGAGCCGTCGAACGTCTCGCCATTGGGCCCGGTCGGAATCTCCGCGCCATCGGCGTTCACGAATCGCTTGACGCCGATCGAGAAGTTCCGCACGAGGAAGTCGCGGAACGTGTAGTTCGACGAGCCGTAGATCGCGGCCTGGAGCTCCGAGCGAATCTGGAGCGCGTGGCCGTTCTGGACGGCGATCTGCGTCTGCGCCATGTCGCGCGGCGTGGCGCGTTTGAGATAGTCCGCCGTCCAGCCGATCGCCGCCTGGAAGCGGCGCAGCGGGAACCCGACCGCCGAGCCCGCGGTGGCCTTCTGCGTCGATGAGCGTCCGTACTCGTCGACCTGGCTAAAGCGGAGCGTCGAGCCCGAGCCATAGAGCCGCTGGATGTCGGTCGAGACGTCAGCGAACGTACTAACCATGTCCGTCATCAGGGCGTTGTGAATCGCCATGTCGCGATTCAAGACCTGCTCGATGATATCGAGGCCGAACCGTTCGGCCGAGAGGAACCGGACCTCGAGCAGGTCTTTGATTCCGAGATTGCCTACGTTTGCGCCAGGCATCGTCTAGCTCCTACCCGAAGGGGTGAATGCGACGGTGGTGTCTTCGGGAGCGCCCACGGCGGCTCCGCTGTTGGTGTTCGTGCCGTGGGATGCGCTTAGATGCGGCGCGTCAACTGGATGTTCGAGCTGTCGATCGCTTGGGCGAATCCGACCGCGTCACCGGTGGTCGCGATCGAGGAGAGCGCGCCCGCGGTTTCGCCGACGTAGAGAATCGCGCCGGGCGTCAGGCCGGCGTCGGAATACTTCGCGATCTGGCCGGGGCCGACCAGGATCGTGCACGGCTCGCCCGTGTTCGCTTGGCGCGGCGCGATGCCGACCGCTTTCGCGGCGGCGTTCGCGGCGGCGGCGGTGGCGCGCCACACCTTGCCGTCGCTTTTGATGTAGACCAGATCGCACTCGGCGATGTTCTCGCCGGCGAGGAGGCCTGTGATCGACTGGTTGACGAGCGCCGTGGTCGCGTCGATGGACGCCTTCGCGCTCTTGGTGACGACTGTTTCGGCCATGTGTGCGGCTCCTCGTGGGCGGTGCGTTGGGGAATGAGCACCGCCCGGGTGCCGTCACTATGCTGCGATGTGTGTCGTCTTCGGTGTTACGGTCCTACGTGTTGATGCTAGATCGCTCTAGCACGTTTTAGAGCGATGCGTACGCGGGGTTGTTGCGCTTTTCCTCGTACGCCTCTTTCTGCCGCTTGGCCTCAGCCGAGCGACCGCTCGATGGACGGGCGTTGCGCGTGACGGGCATCGTCACACCGCCATTCCCGGTCTGTTGCGTTGCGTTGTTTCCGTTGCCGATCGCGGCAAGTGCAGTGCGTCGCGCGCCAGCATCACCAGCGCCGAACCGCGTGGCGCGTTGCGCAAAGCCCGCGGTGCCGGTCGCGGTGACTTCGGTCTCGTCGGCCGCATCGTCGCTTTCACCGTCGGCGGCTTCCGCCTCGAAGGCGGCGATGAACTCGGGGCCGAGCTCGCGATCGAGATAGTCGGACAACGATTCGAGTTGCGCCTTGTCGTCGCCCTTGGGGCGCACCATCGGCACGTGCACCGTCTCGAGCTTGCCCGATTCGTCGTTCCGGATGCGCTCCTCTTTGAATTCCAAGTGCAGGCCTTCGCGCTGCATGGTGCGCATGAAGAGCGCGAGATTCTGGAATCCGAGGGCGTCGGCGGCATCGACGTATAGCTCTTCGTCGGATCGCTCGGCGTCCTTCTTCTTCAACTCGCCGTGTTCGGTGACGAGCGTCTTGAGTTCGGCCGGCTTCAGGTTGAGCGCCTTGAAGGCGTCGTAGTCGGCGGCTTCGTCTTTCGAGAGCACGCGCCCACCATCGTCCGGCGTCAGTTCTTCGAGTTCTGCGATGCGCGTTTTGTCATCGGCGCGGCGGCGGCGGAGTCGGAAGTTCTCACGTTCGAGTTTCCGAATCTCTTCGTGCGCGGACGCGCGGAAGTTGGGCGAATTGAAGATGCGATCCAGGACCCCGCGGGTCACGTCGCGCGGACTGCCCGACGGCAGCTCGTCGTCGAGATCGTCCAGATCGTCCAGATCGTCGTCGACGTCGTCTGATCGAGCCGCGCCTTTGCCGTTCTTGCCTTTGTCTTTGGCCATGCCGTGGCAACGCGAGAGGTGAACAGCATCACTGGCTGATGCTGCCCGAACGCGCGCCGCGCGCTCGATGGTCTTGCGCTGATCTGGAATCGTCTGAGCGATGCGAGCGGCAACGCGCTCGCGACTCCTGCGGCCTCTCGACATCGATCCGGAGTCGGATCCGACGAGGCGATGCACGGGACCAAAGCCCGTTACGCCGAACAGTCTACACTTTGGTCTATCGAATTGTCAAATGTTGTCCACATTCGTCAACACTCGCTCAACAGCGTTCTCCACACATCTCGAACGATCAACGCCAGATCACGGCTTCGAAACGAGCTTATTGCCGAACCACTTGCCGATCGCGAAACAGAATCCGACGATGAGCGCGGCGACGGCGATGAGTCCGAAGTCGGCGGCGGTGTGCGGGATCATTGGATCCTCCTAAGGCGAGTGTAAATGCGGTCGTAAATCCGGTTACGCGTAGGCCATGTGGCACTTGTCGTTCCCAAGGCATGGACGTTGGCCGATCGGCGTGAGGGTGCCGATTGGCACCCAGCCCTTCGCGGCCTCGTCGATGCAGCCCTGGCAGTGTTCGGCCACGCTCAGCATCGACCGTTCGCGCGTGAGTCCGGCGCTGGCGGCGACGTCGCCCATCGACCCGTAGAAGCCCGCGAGCGCGGAGCCGGCGTATGACTTCGCGCGATTGAGGAAGGCGCCATCCAACCGCACCGCGCCGCGGCGGAGATCCTCGGTGAACCCGGCGAGGAAGCGATATTGGGCGCGCACGCGTTGCCCCACACGACCGAAGTCGGCCGGCGTCAGCTGATTCCATCCCCCCCGCGCCAGTGCTTCCGCTGTCAGATGCGCGTCTTTGATCTCTTCGCGCATCGTCGCCTGCCATTCGTCGAGCGAGAGATTCCCGGCGCGGTAGGCGCTTGACGCTTCGAGGAGCTTGGCTTGGCTCGCGGCGATGAACTTGTCGATCCACGACCGCACCTGGACGCGCGTGATCCAGCGCCCGGTGTCAGGATCCCGAAACTGCGCCGCCCTCGTCACCCATGTCAGGCCGCGGCGTGGTGTCATCGCGGGTGGCGTCGAGCGCCCGTGTCGCCTGCGGCACGCGCTGCGTCGCCTTGCGTTTGGCGCGCATCACGTCCGCTTCGGTGATCTCGGCCAGTCGATCGAGCTCGGCGCCCGTTGGGGTCTCGTCGCGTTTCGGCATGATTCACAAATCTATTCCTCGAACCCCGCTTCCGCTTTCCGGGCCGCGTCGATCGCCCGCATCCGCGCGCGGATCTCGGGTGTCGTCATGCTCAGCGCTCCGATGCGACTCGCCGACAGTAAGAGTGGCGCGCCGGCATCGGTCGTAAACGACAGCACCCGATCAATGCGCCGCACGATCCAGTGGTGATAGGCGGCGTCGGCCTCGTCCCACATGTCCGGCGAGAGCCACCAGGACGAATTGTCGTCGGCCACCGAGAGGACCATGTAGGTCCCCAGTTCGACGTCGTGCGCCTGCGTCTCTGGCGTCACGCGGCCGTTCCACTCGCCGCGGCGCTCACGGCGCCGCCCGGCGCCGATCCCGACGTCGATCCTTGCTTGGTCCCGGTCGGCGCGCCCGCGGCGTTGACCCTCGCGGCATCGGTCGCCGGCGCATTGACCGCCCGCGTCGGCTGCTCGAGCGCGTCCTGCGGGTCGATGACTTCGCCGGGCTCGCCTGGTTTCGGCTGCTTCACCGAGACGCCGCCCGGGAGTGCCGCGTAGTCTTCCGGCGTGAGCAAGTCGTCGAGCTGCTCCTTCGTCAACCCTAAGAGCTTCGCTGCCCCTTTGAGCGTCGCGCCCGCCGTCGTGAGGTTCGTCAGCGCGAGCCCGAGTTCCTTCCCCCATTCGATCTTCGATGCCGGATCGTCGGCCATGCGCGACTGCTCGGCGTCGACGTCGTCCACGTCCAGCATGAGCATCGCGGTCTCTTGGCTGATCGTGACGCCGATCGATTCCTCGATCGCCTTCCGCTCTTCCGGCGTGATCGGTCCGGTGTCGAGCTTGCACGAGCCTTGGACGCGAAGCATGTCGGTGTAGAGGCCCGGCTGTTTCGCGATCGCTTCCGCCATCGCGAGCGCGGTTTCGATGAGCCACGTGAACGCGGCGTCGACCTCAGCCTTCGTCTTGAGCAGCGTGTTGAGATACTCGGCGCGCGCCTGGACACGCGAGACTGCGGACGTCGTCGCATCGCCCGCGATCAACACATGCCGCTGGCCGACTTCGGCGAGAATCGCTTCGTAGTGCTCGGCCGCCGCGGCGATCGACGCGTCCGGCTTGACGGGCTCCCGAAACACGGCCGACGGCGAGCCACGTTTGACGACCGTCTCACCTTGGTCGTTCGTGACTTTGTATTCCGCGCCCTCAATGAAATTCGTGGTGCTCGAGCCGAGCTTGAGCGGCGACGGCACAAAGACGCTGTTACCGGCGGCGTCTTTTTGGAATCCTCCCGGCACAGCGGCGTCGAGTAGCAGGCGTTCGGGGAATCCGCCCGTCGTGATGTTCCGCGGCACCATCGTCACCGCGTAATTGAGCGCGCGCTGATTCTGCTGCACCTGTGGGGTGGCCAGTGCGGGTCGACGCATCTCGAACATCGCGAGCCGGCCGCCGAGTTTGAGGACCGCGTCGCCTCGATGCGGTGTGGCGGGATCGGCCTCGGCGGAACTCTCGGAAGAATCGCTCGCGCTGTCTTCGCCACCGTCGTCGTCGGAGAGAATCCGAATGACCGTCTCGCCGACGCGATTCAGGAAACAGAGCCAGGCGTATTCGCGCGTCTCCTCGTTCTCAGCGTCCGAGTCCGACAGCTCGTCAGTATCGTCGTACGCGTCTTGTGCGCCTTCGTAGCGGATGACGCCGGCTTCCAGTTTCGTATCGGCGTCACAGGCAACCGTGGCCGTTTCGGGCTGGTTGTGCTCGGGCCAGATTTTCGAGAGGGCTTCCGAGATCGACGCGGCGCTGAGTGTCCGAAGTCCCTGCGAATCCGCCTGCGTCAGCCCATACGGCGTGTAGAGCCGGATGGACGACCGCTCGGCCAACAGCAGCGTGGCGACGGCGTCGAGCATTAGCGTCGGTACTTTCCGCGCGGTGAGCCAGTCGCGCACCAATCCCGTCGCGGCGTCGATCGCCTTCTGCTCGTCCGCGGTCGGCTGTTGATCACCCGTCGTCCGGCGCGGCACGAAGGACCAACGGAAGTTTTTCCCGATGACGCCGGCGGCATGTCGATCGACGACTTCCTTGACCGCATTCTTCGACGTGAAGATGTTCGCGATCTCCGTCATCACGTTCGTAAAGACGGAGTCGGTCACGTCGGGGTGCGGGCCGATCCAGCCGGAGCCGTCGAGCCAGTGATCGCCCTGGTACAGTCGGCGATTGACGTTGATCGGGTCTTGCTGCCGGCGGGCCGCGGGGAATCGCGCTTCGCCCGGAGACGTCGCGACGCTATTCGATTCGCGCTGCGCGACGTCGATCGTCTGATCGTCGACGGCCTTCGCCACCGCAGCGTCCGCGTCGTCGTAATCCCACACCGCGAATGGCGACGGCGGATAGAGCGGCGTGACCGTCGCACCCGACTTCGGTTGCCGCTTGAGTGCCCGCTTGACTCGCGCGATCAGCGAGAGCTTGCGCGCCGGATCGGTCGCCGTGGTAGCAGTGGCGGCGGGTGCGCTGGATGATGCGGACGGTTCGACGGACGTGGCCACGGTCGGAGAGTTTGAAGAGAAACTCTGTGCCCTGTGTGGCGGCCAGGCCGGCGCACCGAATGGATCGAGTGGAGCGATTAGAGCATACTACCGCGCGTCCGAATTAGTCAACGCTAGTCGTCGATTTCAAAACCGCCCGGCCCGTAGATTGGGCTATCAAGTTCGTCCTGATACATTCGTCGAATGCGATCCGCGAGAATCGGGGCCGCGATGCGCGTTGCCTCACGCTCCAGATATTCCCGTACGCTCTGTGGCCCGGTGATACCCTCGCCCCGCGTTGGCCAACGGTCAAGGGCGACCGTGGGCTGAAGGGTGATCAATTCGGAGATACCGTACTCCGGGGCGTATACGTGGTACTGCACCAAGCGACGGCCGCCATCATCAGATTCGCCGACTAGAATCGCGCGTGTGTTCACGGCGCCGGCGGCAGATACGACTCGATCACGTCGGCGAGGTCGTGCAGGAGATTCAGGCGCTCGCTGTCTGCGACGATCGCACGATATTGCGAATCGTCGGACGGGTTCGTGATGTCACCGGCCCGCGGTGCTGGTTGCTCGCCGATCCACTCGGCGATCTCTCTGAGCCGCGAGACGTGTTCGCGCGTGACCGCTCGGGGATCGTCGAATCGGCGCAGCAACTCGTTCAGCAACGCGATGAGCGCAGCGGCGTCCGACACGTCAGCAATCCCAGGCTCATGGATCTCGCGGTCAACGATCTCGAGCGATTGGCCTTGGAGCGTTGCGCGCACACTGATCGTTCGGTATTCGCCTTTCGCCCACTGCTCGTCGCTCAAGGCTGGCGGGATGTCCGTCGTGTGTCTGTCGCTCACTCCACCTCCTTCGGCAGATAGCTCTCGATGACGTCGGCGAGGTCATCAAGCCAGTGGTCGAGGTATGCGATGTCGATCATGACCTCGCGATCGTCGTAGACTGGCTCTGATGGAGAACCGTGGCTGTCGCGTAGGTCGGCCGCAACCGTGCGAAGCCGACGAACGGTCTCGCGCGTGAATTTCCTCGGGTCCTCGTCGTTCATCGCCGCGTTGGCGATGGCGATCAGTGCGGCGAAGGCGTTTGCGTCGTCCTGGATCGGAATGCATTCTCCGAGACTGCTCGGCTCGCACACGTACATGGCTTCGCGTTCCTCGCGCCGACGATCGTCGTTGTAAATCCCAAAATCGGCGCCGCCTCGACGCGATCTGCGCGCTTTCCATTCCTCCGGCGTGAGCGCTGGCGGAATGTCGGTCGTGTTCTCGTCGCTCATCCGGCCACCTCCGCTATCGACCTGCTTACCCATGCTCTCGAAGTGCCCTGGCTCGTTCTCACGCATGATATATGTCAGATCCCTTATCGGAAAGCTGTCGCTCACTGGACCGCCATCTTCTGCGCCGCCGCGACCGTCGTCGCATCGATCATCGCAATCTCTAAATCGCCCACGCAGTGGGGTGACACTTCGTGATGGGCGGTGATAGCCGCCCGCCGTACGGCCGAGCGATCCATCGCCTGGAAACTCCGGATGGCGTCTTTGGCTCCGCACGTGACGCAGCGCCAGGCCGCTCGCGGTCGTCCCGTTGTGCCGATACTAGCAACCCGCTTGCCGATTCGTCCGCCGCCCATTCGCTCACGCTCCGTGTGTCGCGTACGATCCGCCGCGAGGCCTCGCGTTCTTGAGGCGTTCATTCTCCGCTTCTTCCGCCTGAATCTGTTTGTCAAATCGCCGAAGCAGCTGCGTCAACGCGTCGGTCAAGTCGTCGTGCGCGCCGAGCGGGAACTGCAGGAGCTCGAGCGTCAGCGTCTTGACCCACGGCGCGATCGACGGATGCGGCAACCAGACATTCCCCGCCTCGAAAAGATGCGTGATTGCGTGCGCGCGCGCCACCTTATCCCCTTCGGGCTCGACGCCAATGAGCCCGGCGATCTCGGATTTGAGTGTCGAGATCACGGCCGGCCCGTTCGCTTTATCCTCGACGAGCTTGTGCGTGGCGCCGGGATTCCGCGCCGAGAGTCCGCGCACCGCTTTAATCGTCGCCGGGAAGTCGAGTCGATCGTGGATGTGGTCCGGCAAGATATAGCAATTCGCGCCGAGGCGGCCACCAGCCAACCCGGCGACATAATCGGACGTCGCCTTGTCCTTGAAGCTACAGTCGATCGAGATGGCTTGCGCGGTGAACTTCTCGGGTAGCATCGGGACCGCGAGTCCGCTTTCGATGATCGGATGCGCGCGCGTCGTGTAGTACCGGAACCATTCCGACTTGAAGACGAGTCCCGACGCCGGGGCCGGCCGTTGCTGTTGCATCGACGCGAACGCCGCTTCTCCGATCGCGCGCCGCATCTTCGCGTAATAGGCTTCGTCGAATCGTTCGGGACAGAGCGCTTCGCCTTCTTTCCGGCCGAGCGGATCTTCGGATTCCGCCAACGCTGGCAGCCGCGCCGTTTCCCAATCCGACGCTTCCTCGCTCGCCTGAATACGGCCCGAGAGATCGTCTTCGTGGCGCCGCGCGTTGCACAGCACGATTTCGCCATCCGGCTCCAAGCGGGTATACAAGTCCTCGCGATACCACTCGTCGACCTTGTCGCGGAACGCTTTCGAATAGGCGTCCTCGCGATTCTTGATCGGGTCGTCGATCGCGATGAGCTTAGCCGGCAACCCCGCGACACCAACGCCCACACCCACGGCACGGACGCCGCCGCCCGCTTCGGTTTCCCAATCCTCGGCTGACGTCCGATCGCGCGACAGCGGTATGCGTCCGACTAAGAGCCGTCGCACTTTCCGCGACAGCCGGAGCGCGAATTTCGCGTTGTACGCGCCGATGATGATCGGCATCTTGGGATCGAGCTCGAGCCGGTACGCGAGGTACCGGACGAGCAACTCGGTCTTCCCGATGCGCGTCGGCAGATTGATCTCGAGGCGGCCGAGCTCGCCCGCGACCATCCGATCGAGATACGCGTAGAGATAGACCAGGTGCCGCCACCACCAACTCCACGCGGGCGTGACGAGCTCGCAGTAGCGGCGAATGCCGATCGGCGAACCGTCGGAATTCCGCAACGGATTGCCTACCGGCTCTGAGGGAGTTTCGGGCTCGGTAGGGATTTGAGGCTCGGATTCCGCCGGTTCGGACGGCTTGGGCGCCGCGAAGGCACTCTCGAATCGGCGTTGGCGAAGGCGCAGCATCGGCTGGCGCTACCTGCCCGAGGCGCGCTTTTGCATGCGGAAAAAGGCGATCAGGTGTTCGCGCTCTATGACCCACGCGCCTCGCGGGCCGGGTAATTTCCGTGCCGGAAGCTCGCCGGTCGCTATCGCTATCCGAATCGATACCCGATCGGATGGCAAGAATCCATTGGCCTTGGCGTAGAGGCTCGAGGCGTTGATGGTAAACAGTTCCGCGGTTGTCGCCATGTGTTCAGATCTCCCAGTGAGTGTATTAGATCCCCAGCCAGTGCGGCGCGATCTTCGCCATGAGCGCGTCGGCGTGGTCGCGGTTGCCGTCGAAGAACTCGATGATCTCGTCGCGCGTCGCGAAGAGACTGGCCGTCACGCGGCCTTCGCGGAGCGTGCGGTCCATCATGGCGATCATGCGCAGCTCAGAGATAGCCTTCAGTTGTGAGCCGACGCTGTACGGGCGCTTGAGTTTCGTCCGTTTATCATTCTTCCGAGCACGCGCTGGGGTGTTCCTGGCGATGCGCGTTAGCCGTGGAATGACCGAATAGAGCACTCGACGCGCGGCCTCGGCGCAGTCGGTGTCGGTCGGCGCGTCCAAGCGTGGATGACGACCGCCAGTGCGAATCGCCCCGCCGTGCCGCTGGTGCACGAGCGCTGGCGCCGCCGGCTCGTCCGGCTTCTCGTCGTCGCTCATCAGTCAGCCGCCGCGTTCGTCGACAAAGGCGAAGAACTGGAGCGCATACGGAATCGCGCCTTCCTTGCCGCCGCGATCTAGCTCGACGTACACTCGGTGCCCGAGTGCTTCGCTTACTTGGATCGCCTCAAAGACATTGTCCCCCCTGATCGGTAGCTCGATCAGTAAGCAGTAGGCAATATCGACGCGTCGACGTCCGCTCTCCGGCTCTTTTGGCGTCGGGCGCCGATACATGTTGCTGAGAAGTATGAGTTGCTCCTCGATGGCGCTGAGTTGCGCTGGGTCGAGCTGCGCGAGTTCCTGGGGCTCTTGGCTCATGGCGTTCTCGATCTCTAGTGAGGCGAATCATCGGGCGCGTTGAAATGCGCGGGATGGCGCGTGATCATACCGCCTCCGCCATGACGCCATCGCGGCGCATCGCTGGCCATTGGATTTTTGCTAGCGAGCGCTTGACCGACTCCGAGACTCCATCCGGCCAGAGATCGCTATATCGGGTATGCGCCATCTCGAGTAGCCACAGCGCGTCGGCCTCGTTGTGATCGTGTCCGGCGTATTCGAGTTTCCGAATCGCGGCCGCGAGCACTTCGTCCTTGGGTGCGTTGCCCTTTCCGGTCGCGAAGAGCTTGACGCAGCTCGGCGGAATCTCGACGTAGGGAATCCCACGATCCGCGATCGCCAACCGGACGACGCCGCCCAACTCCCCGAGCGAGATGTGGCCTTGCTGTCCTTGCACGCCGAAGGCGTAGCCCTCGATGACGACGAGATTGCTCGCGGCCACGATGTCGATCACTTTGGACCGCATCCAGCGCAAGCGGGCCATGCCGCGATCGAGGCCCTTGGGCGGTGAGAGCACACCGCTCGTCGCATCGGTGACGATGGCATGCGTCGTGGCCCATCCGGCTGCGGTGAGCGAGAGGTCGAGCGCGGTGATGATCATGTGGCTCATGGTCAGAATGGGAGTTCGTCGTCAACGGCGAGATGCTGAGCGGAGCACGCGGCGCACTGGTGATGCGATCCGCGATTGAACAGCCGCCAGAAATCCCGATGGCACATTATGCAGTTGCGCCGCGCGATCACAAACTGGCGGAATCGCGAGCGCGGCCGGAGCTCGAAGACGAGCGCTTGCAATGCGAGCATCGGCCGCCACAACTCGCGATGGCCGCGCGCCCGCGTCAATTGCTGCGAGAAGAATCGTCGATCGAACAGGAGCGCCAGCCATAGCAACGCGTCGTTGCTCGCTGCGTCGTTTCGGTCGGTGTGGTAAATCCGTCCTTCGACCGTCACCATGCCGTTCATCGGCGGCCACATATTGCCGATCGGACGATGGAAGATGTGGCCGCCGAATTCCCAGCGCTCCAAGCGAATCCATTTCTCGTCGTAGATACCAGTCCCGCCGCAGAGCCAACAGTCCTCGCCGGCGTAGTAGTATCCTGACCCGTCGCAGCTGTAGCATTCGCGCTTGATGTGTTGAATATCCTCGCCGACCAACCTGCCCCAGCGGCGCAGGATCCGCTCTTTGATCGCGTACGCGGCGAACCGATCGACGGACGATCCCATCACAGCGTTCGCGTGCCACAGCAACCAGGCGAGGAATTTCGTCCAGGGTTTCATGCCAGGTCTCCCATGGCCGTGAATGTTCGCGCACACCCCTCTTTCCACTCTTCGTAGCTCGGAGCAACGACTTTGCCTGCCGCGATGCGCTTCGCGCGTTCCGCTCTCGCCAATGCGACCAACGCTGCCGCTTCCTCGGACCGCCGCGCGTCGAGCAACCGTTGGCGTTCCGCCCGCGATTGGGCGAGCCGCTGCATGTGCTGTCGCCGTTCTTCCCCTTCGGCGTTCGCTCTCGGGCGCGCGATGCCGCGTCCGGTGAATTTGAATCGTGAGGCGCTCATGTCGTCTCCGCTTTGCGTTTATTCTCACTTCGGCGTTTCCGCATCGCACACGCTTTCCGATCGGCGCAGCGGCCGACTTTGTTCTCCGACCGCGAGCCGACCTCGACGACGATCGGTGCACGCGATTCCAAACCGCATTCGGTGCAACGCACCTTGGCCGTCTTCGCCGGCGTCGCGGTTGTCGAGATCATTGCTTCTTGGGCTCGTCGCATGGATCGATCCCGAGCGGACATGGATCGTGTTCGGCGAGCAGCTTGCCATTGAGGGTGAAATACTGCGTGACCATGCGCGAGATATTCGTCGGCGTGCCGTCACCGCGAACGATCTCCGACTGAATGACCTTCATGACGCGCGGCATCAGCGATTCCTCTCGTCGTGGGCTTCGTGCGTGTACGTGAGATCAACCCGGGTGAATGGCATGCGTCGTCTCGTCGCGTGATTCTCCGTGAGCCGCGCCATCGCTCGTCGAGCGTCGATACCCGACTGGATGCGATAGAGCCGATCGGCGGTGCGGTCGCATTTGGCACCGAGCCGGGCGAGGAATCGCGCGAGATAGAGCGTGATCATGATTATCTGGGGCGGCTGTGTCAGTCTTTTGCTACAAACTTTGGGATGACACCCACGGCTAGCGCTGCATCAACGCACGCCTTGCAGACCGGCGCGGGCCGATACGCGCCGATCTTGTAGACGCCGGCCGAGAGTTGCTTCTGGCCGACGTGACTCGGGAGAGCGCAAAAGTGTTTCGGCAGCTCTGGCTGTGAGCGCCGGTTCATCGCCGCGCCCTCGCTTTCTTCGCCGGCTTCTTGCTACGCGCACGCCGCCGTGCGGTATCGGGTTTCCCCGTCGAGGCGTCGATCTGGTGCAGGATCGCGGTCAATTCGTCGCGGTCCTCCATCGGCAGCACATAGCCGCCCAGGTCGTTCCGGAATTGTGTCCGACGAACGAGATCGAGCGCGCGGGTGACGGGGCGTTTCGTGCCTTTCGTGGCCATGAGAGTTTACTCGCGTGAGAGGGTGGAACTGCGGTGCTGCGGGGGCTCGTGTGTGGCTTTTCGTGCGATGCCGTCGGCCCACTCGGCGACGTTCGCGTCGGTCGATCGGAGAGGAATGTCCGGGCGATAGCTGTCGTCCTTCGCCGTGCGCGGGTTCGCGAGCGCGCCGCCGATGCCGACTTCGAGGCCGCACTTGGCGCAGACAAACTCACGCTCGCCGACACATGGCACGTCACACATCGGGACGAAGTCGTGCACGCAGCGGTCGGTCATCGACGTGCGCCCTCGGCGATCACGAATCGCCTTGCCATGCCTGTCTGCTCCAACGTCGCCAGGAGGTCGGGGTCCGCACCCTCGATTGCCAGAGCCCCACCCGCGCGCCGTGCCGCATTCGCGATCGATAAGAGCACGCCCAGCCCGTTCGAATCCACCCAGCCACCGGCACTCAAGTCGACGGCCAAGAACACATGCGACCGCGCGATGGCGTCGAGCGCTTTGGTCTTGAGCACTTTCCCGTTCCCGGCGTTGAGATTCGCCGTGACGTGGAACCGGACCGAGATGCCGGGACGATCGTCCTCGGGCGTGCACTCGGTGGCGTGGATCCCGAGCTGGACCCGTTCGTGATCCGCGACGGAGTAGGCGGCGTGTTTCATCGCGCACCGCCGGCGGCAATGCGCTTCGACGGCTCGACGCCGAGCTTCGCCGCGGTCGCATTCGTGAGCGCTTCGACCTGCGCGCTTGCCGATGCTAACGCGAGCTGCGCGGCCTGCTCCGACTCCGCGGTCGCACACGTCGCCTCGTACGCCTGGACGAATCGCTTGCGAAGCCACGGGAGTTCCGACTCGAGCGGATTCGAGAAGTCTCGGAACCCGCCGGCCGCGCGGAATGCGCGCACCGTGTTGGCGCCGAGCCTCTGGATGTCCGGCATGCGCTGCGCGAAGTCGGGGCTGTGCACGTACCGACCCGCGATCGCGAGCACGCGCTCGAAGGCTTCGCCGGCAGACAGTTCGGGCTCCTCGACGGGCGCGATCAGCTCGACGAGTTGCTTGGGAGACGGCCAGTTCCGGTACTCGGCGCTCCACGTGTGAAACGCCAACGCCGTCGCGGCGACGAATTGCTGCGTCGTCAGCATGTCGGAGAGTTGCGTGTAATACTCCCGAAACACCGGCGCCTCGAGCTCGCGCCCGATGCGACCGGCGAGCAACCCCATGCGCTGCGCGAAAATCTCCTTGTCGATCATCGGCTAGAGCCCCTCCAAGGCTGCGACGCTGTTGCGGTAGCCGCGCTCGCCTGGCCCTGGCGGCGACTCGCGACGAGCTCCGTTAATCGGCGCGCCGTTCGGTGTGATCACGGCGTTACTCGCGTCCGAGGCCGCCAGGTGTTCCTGCCACGCGCGGATGGTGGCCGCGGCGAAGTAGCGGAGCGACTTCACTTCGCCGTCGGCGTTATGCGTTCGAGCCAAGCCGTAGATCCGCGATTCGGCAAAAGCGAGCGGGACGCCTGCCTGGAGGATCGTGTCTGCGGCTTGCAGCGAGCTCGCCTGACCGGCGAAGAGACGCGGCACCGGTTGCGGTCGCGTCGGATGTTCGGCGAGCCCTTTGTTCGCGGCGACGACCAAGCGAATGTGCGGCGACGGGGCACCGCTTCCTGAGGCGACTTCGCTCGAATTCTCGCGCGCGGTACTAACAACCTCTACTTGGTTACTAGGTAAGGAACTGGTACTGGTAGTGGTAGCATCGTTTTCGTAATGCGGATTCGATGCGTCGGCATCTGCGTCCGCATTGCCGCCGCTCTGCCAACGCAAGGATGCGGCGTCTCGCGCTTGGACAGTCTTGATGCCCTTCTTGGCACGCTCTAAGGCAAGGCGCGGGTTATACCTACGTCCGTCGCGTTCGGGGAACTGATCCGCGATCGTCGCCCAAATTTTCTGGAATTTCCGCGTCGAGACTCGACACAACTTCGCGAGCTTTTCGAGCTCGGTTGGGAGTCCGTTCAGCGTCCAATCGAACGCGAGAAGTAGAGAATACGCGCCGATTTCGTCGAGATTATAGGTCGCGACGCGGCCGCCGACGAAGTCGTTGGCGTAGAACGGGAAGCTCGGCGCTTCGCTCATTTGGCCTCGTTTGCGCCGGAATGCGCGGCGATCTGGACCGGGGAATCAGGGTCGTTTTCGGGGGTTTCTGCGCCGATTTTGTCGAACAACACGGCCTGCTCTGAGGCCGGGAGGAGCGCCGCGGCAACGTTCCGTTCAGCTTGTCGGTAGTAGCTCGGCTTGAGCTCTATCCCGACACCACGACGGGCGGACCTGACAGCCTCGTACACTTCTGATCCGACACCCATGAACGGAGTGAGTACGGTGTCGCCAGGGTTCGACCAGAGCGTAAGAACGCGCTGAATGACGTCGAGCTGGAGCGGATGCACGTGCTTCTCATCGTCGGCCTCGCGCGCCTCGCGATACGGCAGCACGCGATCGAGACGAATGTCGTCCCAAAATGCGGATGCGTACTGTCGCCAAATCCAATGCGAGTAGCGGTTTTCGATCTGGTTGCCGGTCCAGCCGCGATAGCGAAGCACGGACGCCGGCGGCACGCGCGAGCCCGCATACTCGAGCAAGCCAACCTGGTGCGCGATCGGAACCGTGTTCTTCCCGTCTCGCCGGAACGCGAGGAGGTAGTCCGCTGACGCCACGCTACAGCGCGATGAATCGTCAACGATCGTCTTGTGCGCCAAGTTCTTGGCCATCGTCCGGTTGCGGACGGCGAGCGGTTCTTTCCAAATCGCATACCGCGCGACGTAGCGGAACCCTTCGCGCTCATGGAGCCGGATGATGTCGCCGGGGAAATCGACGAGATAATCGGTTCCCGAATTCCCGGACGGCACGTCCATGCAGTGGACCGCGGTCATGCGACCCGACATGGTGAGCCGCGCGAGCTCGCGCACGACGTACGCGTAGTGCTCGAAGAACTCCGTGTAATCGCGACAATTCGACAGGTCGCGATCGTCCGACGAGTACTGATAGAGCCCGCCGAACGGCGGCGAATACACGGATAGGCCCACGCTCGCGTCAGGAAACGACGCCATCGTTTCGATGCAGTCGCCTTCGTATAGTGCGTAGCGATCCGTTACGCGCTGGCGCGGAATCAGATTGGCTACAGCCATGACGGCACCTCGGCGAATTGCGTCGAGGTGGGCCGCCGGCGCGCGATCGTCGTCGCGTCTCGCATGTGCCGCACGAGCGCGTCGAACATCTCGTCGGCCTGGCGCGCTTTGCGTTGCACGTTGGCCGTGACGCCCCGCTCGCCCTCAGTCGTGACGACGTCGACGCGAACAGGGTTGCGCTGGCCAAATCGCCAACAGCGACGAACGGCCTGGTAGTACTGCTCGAACGAATGCGACGGAAAACAGGTGACGTGCGCGCAGTGCTGGAAGTTCAAGCCCCACGCGCCGATCTTGGGCTTGGTCACGAGCACGCGTGATTCGCCAGCGGCGAACGCGAGCAGCTTTGCTTCCTTCTCATCGTCAGAATCCGACCCCGACACCTGAACCGCACCGGCGATCAATCGCTCGAGACAATCGCCTTCGTCGTTCAGATGACACCAGACAAGCGCGGGCTTGCCGGTGTCGGCCACGAGCGACGCGACTTTCTCGCACCGCTCGCCGATTGTGCGACGACGTTCTTCACGCTGCTCATGGAGATCGGCCGCCGGAAGCGCGAAGAGCTCGCCCTCACGCAACGTCAGCGCGCTCACGACGTGCTCGACTTCCTCGAGCGGCGGCAGAATGAATCGATCGTCGTCGAATCCCAAATCGGATGGCCGCCGCAGCGCACGCGCCCACGAGGCGACCCAACGCCAAAACGGTTCCTCAGCGTGGCCCTTGAAGCGCCATGCGTTCTTGGTCCCGAGGTAGCCGCGGCCTGTCGCCGAATTATTGAGATCGTTTTTGAAGAACCGATTCAAGACATCGACATATCCGAGCTCGCCCAACGCTTCGCTCGAGGTGCCGAGTTCGACGTAGTCGTTCGGGGCCGCAGTGGCCGTGCACAAGAGCCGATACTTTCGCTTGCGCATGAACGCCGTGATGTCGCTCCGGCGCACGCCGTCGAACGATTTCAGGATACTCGATTCGTCGCACACCACGCCCGCGAAATCGTCGGCGTTGAAGTGGTGCAGTCGTTCGTAGTTGGTAAGGACGATCGTCGGCCGGGCGGGGGTCCGTCCGTCGCTCGAGCGAACCGCGTCGATGCCAAACTTCTGCGCTTCGCGCTGGAGCTGAGCCGCGACGGCCAGCGGCGAGAGCACCAGGACCGATTTGTTCTCGCGCTCGACGACGGCGTTCGACCACGCGAGCAGCATCGGCGATTTGCCGAGGCCGCAATCGGCGAAGATGCCAGCGCGGGCCTTCCTGAGCGCCCATGCGACGAGATCGGCCTGGAAATCGAATAAGAACGAGGGCAGCGAGCGCGGCGCGAACCCGTCGAACGTTCCGAGTTGCGACTTCCGCTCGAGGAAGCCGGCGTACGAGAGGCCGGTCATGCGGACCGCCGACGACCCACGATCACACGCCGTGTGATCGTGGCGTGAAAAACTCGGGGACTAACTCGGGGTCGGCTGCGCGAGTTGTGCGCGCTGCAGCTGGAGTTCTGCTCCTTTGATGCTACCGCGCCGCGGCGAAATTCCGACTTCGGATCAGAAGGTTGGGGGTTCGAGTCCCTCTGGGCGCACTTATTACGTGACAACGACTTACGCGCACGGCCACACATCGCCAGCGCAGTCGCGGTCGGGGACTTTCTCGGGGAAGTCATCGAAAATTCGCTCAAAAAATATCTCATGCGAGTTTGATCGCGGGTGACGGTTTGCGTGCGCTGGATTTCTTTGGCGGCGACAAGAAGACGCGCAGCTTGGCAGCATCAGCGGCGAGATACTCCTCGATTTGATACCGCTCGTAGAGATCGGTGACGTCGCGTGTGCCGTGGCCCATATACAGAAGCCTACGCGTTCGCGGGATACCCGCCTCTTCCATCCACTGCGCGTATGTGCGCCGGAGCTGGTACGGCGTCATGACGGTCGAGAAGCGTTTCCGAAACGCCTTCTCGAATCGATCACGTGAGAGCGGCGGCGCATCGGGTCGACGGACGAGTGGCACGTCGCGATCGCGACCGGCGCGCTTCGTTCCGAAGATGTGGATCCGGTCGCGCCGAATCTCCCACGGTCCCCAATAGTCTTTGAGTCCCATGCCGGTCGTCGCCATCGACCAGGCGATCTGATCGATCGCGTATGCGTTGGATCCGCTCGCGTTTGGGAAGAGTTCGCGCATCCTCGTGAGCGTGATCGGATGCCGCGGCGCACGCTTGACGACCTTCACCGGCTCAACGGCCGCGCACGCCAGATAGACGGGATGATTGCGCTTGAGCGTCGAACGGGCGAACGCGAGGGCCGCCGATCGGCACAGATTGAACGATCGCGGATGCTTTCGACCGAGCGTCATTCGAAGCGAGTCGAGCACACGCGGCAAGTCAGCGATGCGCGCGTCAGCGTCCGCGGCCTCGAGATACCCAAGCGACGTGCCGAGCGAAATCGCGTGCTTCTCGGAATAGCGATCGGCCGCGTCGTCGATCCAGGCGCGCATCGCCGTCGAGACTTTTTGAACAGTGTTGCCGACGGGCAGCGCGGCCAACGTGTGACGCTGGTACGCGTCGTAGAGCTCGAGCCACGAGATGTGCTTGTCGCGCACCGCGCGCAGGAGATCCAGCCGGCCATCGCGATAGAGCGCGCGCGCAGCCGCCTTGATGCGCTTCACGACTTTCGGATCCGTCGTGCCGCTCCGTCGATTGATCCGGCCCACGCCTTGGAATTGGAGGTCGATGTCCAGCGTATCGGGCGTCATGACGCGGTCCTCTGCTTCCGCCGAGCCGAAAAGGCGAGCGCCGGCACGGGTGCGCCCATCGCCTTCGCGCGTTCCGCGAGGACGTCCAACACCTGCCCATAGATGTAGCGCACGCGATTGCCAGCGCGGAAGAACGGCAAGTCCATGCGCTCGACGGTCGCCGCCGACACGCCGAGCGCCGCGCCGAGTTGCGTGGCGTCGAGGACGGCTTCCCGTGCGTATGCGATCACTGGCTTGAGTTCAGTCTTTCGTGATGGCATTTAAACCAAGCTCTCCGGAAAGAGGAGATCGCTCGCGACCACTTTGCCGGACCCCGGGATCTTGGCCGCGCCCACCGTCACCAAGTCAGCGACGTGTTGCGCGCCCGTTCCGCCGGTCAGATTGTAATTCACCGCGGCGCCGAGCTCCGCGCGCGAGATCGACTCGGGATAGATGGAGATCAAATACTCGGCGATGCGGCGTTGGCCATCCGGCAGTTTTCGCAGCACGCGCTCGTGGAGCTCCTCGAGCGTGGTCGGAACGTCCGTCGCATCCGCCGCCGCTCTCCCCGCGTCCGAGAGGCGCACAGCGCCCTTGTCGGGCAATTCAACAAGCCCGAGCGCGCCGAGACCCGCGATATGCTGGGCACCGGTCCCGCCCGTCAGATTGTAGCCCGCCACCATGCCGAGTTGGTGACGCGTCGCCTGCTCGACGCCGATCGCCTCGAGCTCCGCGAGCGCGTTCAGAATCTTCTGCTGGCCTTTCTTGAGATCGCTGCGCGGCTCGCTCGCGCGCGAAACCGGGGTCGAACTTGCACGCGGTGTAACGGCGCGAGAGGCCCGACGATCCTCGCCAGTTGCTACTACGGCTGACTGCGTAGCGCTGCTAACACTACGCGGACCGGCGGGTGACTCCCGACGCGTCGATTCTGCCGACGACGCCGAGCCTGTGCTAGACGCATGATGTCCGTTCATCTGTTGGACCTCGTCCAAGGTCACGACGACCGCTTCGAGTCGATCGGGCAATGCCTTCACCGCCTGGACCGCACTGGCCATTTGTTGCTGCACGCGCGAGATCAGCTTGCGATACGGCATAACGGCAGTCGCGACGGCGCGATCGATCGCTTTCTGATCGACCACGGTGACGGGCTTCTCGACCACGGTGGCTGACTTCTGCGCCTTGGTGAGCTGCGTACGAAGTTGCGCATTCTGCCGTTTGAAATCGTCGATCGTGCGCGCTTCTTCTTCGGCTTCTTTTGGGAGATCGGCGAGTCGCGCCAGCATCGCTTTGACTTTCGCCGATGGCGGCGGCGCGATCGTCCCGACGCGTCCGGCCTCGGGATGACTCGTCAGGACGTCGCCAGTCTTGACGCGGGCGACTTCGTTCGCGATCGCCGGACCGTAGACGAAGAACTCCCCCGGCGCGAGCGTCTTGAGAGCGCTCCGCTCCTCCTTCCCCATGCCGAGTTCGTCGCCCGCGCGCTTCACATCGATGTCGAGCCCCGTCCGGCCGATCATCTTGTTCAGGAGTTCCGCGGCGACATCCTTGTGCAACTTCGAAATGCGTTGCGTTGCGCCCACGAGGGCGAATCCACGTTTCCGCCCCTGCGTGGCGAGCGCTGTCACGGCTTCTGCGGATCGCGCCTGCCCGGCTTCCGGCGCAAAGACGTGCATCTCGTCGATCACGACGATGATCGGGCGCCAGAGATCGCGCGGGAGCGCCATGAGCTCCGTCAGGAAATTCTCCACGTACCACCGGCGGTCGTCGAGCGACAAGTCGTAGAGGTCGAGAATAGCCGACGCGTTCAGTTCGACCAACGTGCGGCACAGGCGCTTGGCGTATTTCGGCGCGGCGATCGCGTCCCCGCCGGTTTTCGCGGCGATGATGTAGTCGAATCGCTCGCGCAGCGTGACAAACTCGCCCTCCGGATCGATCACGAGATGCATTACGCGGCCGTGCGTCTCTTCGAGGAGTTGCCGGATCGCGCGCGACTTCCCTCCGCCGCTGTTCGCCTGGACGAGACACCTGGACGCGATCAGCCGGTCGAGATCGACGTGCACGCCGGCGCCCGCCGGTTTATACGTGAGAATCGGGATACTCGTCATCGCTTCGCCGCCTCGGCGGCTTTCCGTTCCTGGTTGGCGTCGGGGTTAAGTCGGGCCGTTCGGAGTTGCGCCGCCACTTCGATGACCGACTGCCGCTGCTCGTCGACGATCTCGATCGCGGCGTTCTGGTCGTACACGATCGTCTCGCGCGCCTCGCCGAGCTTGGCGCCGATCGCGTCTAAGGCCGTGGCGAGCACGCGCAATACGCGGTCGATCTGATGCCATTCGGCCGCGACGGCTTGATCTCGCTCGCGTTGAATGCGCGCGTCCGAGGGTTCGCGCGAGTAGGGTTGCTGCTCGACCACGGGCGAAGGCTGGAGGTTCATTCTGGTTGCGCTCCACGAGGCGACGACGCGAGGCCATAGTCAGCGATGTATCGGGGGTCTGCCCACATGCAGGCGTCGCAGATGTAGACCTCTCCGGGGTTCGCGCATTTCTGCCACGCGCTCGCGACGTAGTAGCCTGCGGTCATGTGGCCTGGCATCGGCGGTGAGAAGTCCGCGATTGGCCGATGGCATCGCGAACACTCTCCCACAGGTTCGCCGCGAAACCAATCGTCAATCGACATCGAAACGGGGCCCGGACACTGGCGCGCTTCGTTCACCGGGCCGCGCATCGCACCACACACGCGACAACTCTCTGCACCGGGCGTTAGATGCGGAAACTCGCTGGACGCGTCGAACCATTGGTGAGTGCTCATGTTTTGGCTCCACGAGGCGACGACGCCGAACCGGTCATGTGGGCTCCACGCTGGCGCCGAGCGGCGAGACGGGCAGCACGATGCGCCGCGAATAGTCGACCTCCCACGATTCGGCGGTGACGCTCGCGTTGTAGACGTCGATTGCTGCTTGAAGCGCGTCGATCGGCGGCATTGCGTCGTACGCGCCGTCGTACTCATCCTGCGTCGCCTGCTCGACGATGCTATCGGCGCTCGGGATCTGGATGCGGCGCGTCGTACAGGCCCACACCTCGGACGGCATCGGGTCGCTTTCGTCGTGCTCGCATTCCCACCACTCCTCAAATTCGTCGAGGTCGCGCAGATAGCCGTCGTTCCACGCACCATCGACGTAGACCGGCCCATCATATTCGGAAGCGGGAACTCGCGACGCCTTGGCAATCATTGCTGCGTCGCGAGCGGCCTCGCGCTTCGCGCGGCACCGATCGCAAACGGTGTATGGTTGCTTACGAAAGTCGGGCGAGAGCGACGCATTACAGTCCTCGCAATGCCGGTCACAGCACCGCTCCGCGAACGCGTCGTTGAGGCTGTAGACGCGCCCGCACGTTGCACACGCGTGAGCGACAGCCGCGCCATCGCTTTCGCGAACGAGTTTCACGGGTGCGCTCATCGCTCGGGCGTCTCCGGTGCGTACGTGCGCGCAATCGGCACGTATCGTGTGGTCTCAATGAGGCCGAGCGGTGCGAGGATTGAACGGCCAGGGTTACGCCGATCAGCTAGCACATCGCTCACGTACGCGGCGCTCACCCCGTGCGCCTTCGCCCACGCTCGCTGCGATCCGGCCAGATCGCACTCCACTTTGAGGAGCACGCGGACGTCTGCGTTCGATAATTCGCGAGGGCGTTTCATTGGGGCGTCTCAGGTGTTTTGGCTCCACGAGGCGACGACGCGAGGGGAGGAGAAGCGGGAGCGCGGCCAATGTTGCGGAACGCTCGCGATGCGGCCATGTCGTGCGACGTGATACCGCCGCGCGATTCGATGAAGCGATGCGCCCATGCCGCTGGACAGTTCGCGTCGAACGGTGCGTCGTCTGATCCGTCGCCGTCGCATGTCGGGCAGGGGCCTTGATAGGCGTCAATGAATCGGCTCATTCGGCGGCTTCTCCTGGAGAGAGAGCGCGGGCCGCAAAGAGTTGTTTCTGCCGAGTGCGAAGCGCGGTTGCTGTCAGGCCATCACTCGGGCGCGAGTCCTTGATATATCCATACGCGATGTCGAATAGCAGGTGCGCTTTATCCTCACGTACGATGAGGTTCCACCCCGGCGCGTCCCAGTGGGATTCGCCCACGAGACGAACCACGTCGACGAGCAGCTCGCGCTCGGCTTTCGCTTGCTCCCTGTCTCGGCTCGCCTCGGCGAGTTGAGCGCGCAGCTTGATATTTTCCTGTGTCGTTTCGATTAGCGAAGTCCGCAACTGCGCATCGCATTCCGCTTGCGTCTCGTGGGGGCAGTCACCACTCATGCATGCGAACCACGTCTCGTCGACCTTGTTCTTGGTCGCCTCGGCGAGTTGAGCGCGGAGCGCGGTGACGATTCGAATGACAGCGGTCGCCTCGTCACGATGGGACTTCCGCGGTCCATACCGAGCCGTTGAGCTAAGGCTCTTGATCACCGCGTCGATCTCCTCGTCGGTTGGGCGTATCGACTCGACGGCGGCGCGCGGGGTATTGGAGTCAGCCATGATTTGCCTCGTACAGTTCGCGACACTCTTTTAGCTCGTCCCGCGCTTCGGCGAGCTGAGCGCGCAGTAAAGCGGCTTCTCTCGCCTGCTCAAGTAGCTCGTTGCGAATCCACGCATCGCACTCGGCTTGCGTCTCATGCGGACAATCGCCTGTGAGGCAGGCGAACCACAGCTCGCTCGGTACGTACGCCTCGACCGCCGCGAACTGCTCAGCAATCCCCGCCGTGAACGTCGCGTAGGTCTGTTCGTGGCCGATGAGCTTAATGACGGTGACGCCGCGCCCTTCTGGCTCTGCCGATACCACGTATCCATTGGTGCCAGCCGGCACGTGGCGCATTTCGCGTCCGAACGGCTTGACGCCGTAGGCGAACGGGCGAAGCGTCACGACGAACGTTCCTTTCTCCAGCATCGCATGGTCGCTCATGGGCGTTCTCCGGGTCCACGACGGGAGGCGCGCCACCAGAGGCGGAATTGCGCGAGTTGATGACGCCAAATCGCACGCAGGTTCCCATCGCACCGCTTGACGTGCCAGTGTCGATGCAGCGGTGACCAGCGCAGGTAGGGGACGCGGAAATAAGTTCTCATGTGCCTTCCTGTTGGGGTCCACGACGGGAGGTCATGGCTCGACCGCTTCGTATGTCATTTGGAAAATCTCATCCTTACAGGGATACAGCTCGCCCTTCACACCTCGGATTATCCAATCGCCGATGTCACATCGCATATCGCCTTCGAGCGTTGGAATCGTGATCGACTCGTCGCCATTCACCCAGAGCGGGCAATCATCGTCCGTTTCCGCTTCGTCGGCGGGCGGAAGTCCGAGCGACACGAGCCACGCATCCAGATCTTTCCATGCCTTCACGGGCGGCTTCGCAAGCCACCGAAACGCGTCGATCACGACCGGCTTCTTTCTGAATTGCGGCACTGTCATTTCTCCTGTTGGGGTCCACGACGAGGACGGGACGGGCTGTCGTTAGACTCGTTGGCGTCGCGGAGGAACTTCCGCCAGGCGCGCTCGCACTCTCGCGCCGCCTTGGTGGCGCTAAACGTGGGGAAGAGCGCGCGGAACTTGTCGTATTCGCGGTCGCAGTTCATACAGAGCCCCTCGTACGCCTTGCTGCGCGGATCGCCGCCTTTCGCTCACGCTCGTGCTTTGCCTGGCAGGACCGATGATACGACTGTCCGCCGCGACTCACTCGAATGTCCTCTTGATCTCGATAGGATCCGCACCGCACGCAGCACCGCGCATTCGGGTTGCCGCACGCCTTGAATGCGCGCATTCGTCGATGTAGGAGCCCATGGTACGCATGGTCTTGGCATATCACGAGGTTATGCGGGTCGTTATTCTGTTTGTTCTCGTCGACGTGATGAACCTCAGCCGTTGAGGGCAGGTATTTGCCCAAGGCGCGTTCGGCGACAAGCACGTGCTCGCAAACGCGTCCTTGTTTTCCGGCGCGCGGGTGATCCGGCACGAGCAGCGTCACGTACGCGCTGCTCGTGCAGCGCCCGCCCCGCCATTGCGGACTCTCCGGGCCGCGCCGAATCGGCCGCCCCATTCGGTCGACCGCGCTCATATTCACGCCGCCCATTAGCCGTGCACAGTCTCGACGTCGGTCGCCTTGGGCGGCACGTGATCACCCGTCCACGCGTCGGCCTTGAGCGGCAAGGTGGCGTAGCGGATCACACAGGCGGGTTCCGCCGGCATCGCCGTCGAATCCAGCGTGCCGAGCATCTCCTGTTGTCGCGCCTTGGCCCATGCGGCGGACGCTTCGCGCTCGGACGACGTGAGAATGGCCAACGCATCGATCGGCACATCCCGTTCGACCATGAGCAGCAACTGACGGAGCGCGTTGTCGTCAAGCGGCTCGCCTGGTTCGTTCACGACGAGCGCGACACCCGTCTCGGATTGCGGCGGCGTTTTGCCCTTCCGACCTTTCGGCTTCCGCGTCGACTGCACTTCAGCGTGCGCCGCGTTTTCGTTGAACTCGGCGACGTTCTCGGAATTGGACGGCTTCAAGAGATCGAGCTGCTCGCGCTCGCCGTTCAAGTACCGCACGGCTTCGCCCTCGACGAGCGACACGAGCTCCAAGACTTCATCCGACAGCGTGCACGCCTCGTCGCTCGCGTCCTCGCTGCCTTCGCGGACGAGCGGCGTGTTCATGACGAGCGGCCGGTCATACGCTTTCGGGATCGGCCGCGTCGCCGTGACGATCAGCCCGCGATACCCGTTCTTGTCTTCCGACAGATTGAGCGTCGTAATCGTCAGGTTCTCGCGCCACTCGTCGGGGATCTCCAAGAGATCGATCACGAACGCGGCGAACGACTGGAGCGCGTCCGCGAAGGATGGCAGCGGTCGCTCAGCGGATTTGGCGACAACCTCTTCCGACTTGTGTTCGTCCTTTCGTTCGTACGCGAGCTCGACGCCCTTCTTCGTGACTGAGATGCGCGAGAATTTCATATGTGATAATCCTTATCGGTTAGCGAGGACGTCGATGTACGCTTCGATGAACGCTTGGGCTTGCGGGGCGACGATGGCATCGCCGTAACCGCGCAGTCGTCCCACGCGGGCGGGAGCCCCATCAACCAGCGGGAATGCGCCGGGTTCAACCGGCCGCCACTTGTCGTCGGTGCAGTAGAGCCAATCAGCATCTCGCCAGAAGCCGTTAACCGGGCCGCGCTCGTCAACGTGTGAGAATCCTTGTGACGGCTGTCCGACTGCGGGCGCTTCCCCGTCGACTCGGAGTCCTCCCGAACCGGCGTCGGCCAATGCGCCAGCGTCGCATCGTACGTCAGCTCCGCCGTGCCGTGGCCCCGGGCGATCTGCTTCGCGCGATGCGCTTCCGAAATGCCCCGCAGCGAGTCCCCGCTCTGCGGAGTCGTCCACGACGCCAGTTGCGCGGCGATCGATAAGTGCGTGATCGCCTCTCGCGACCCCGACGTCATGTTCGCCTTCATCGCCCGGTAATTCTCGAGCGTATTGCCCAACTCCGTCGCAGTCGGCGTTGGCCACCCTGACAGATGCGCCGCATCTGTCAGGGTGGTTCCGCCGTGACCCGCGATCATGTACCCATGCCGTCGCGAACTCGCGCTGTCCTGCGTCGTCGGTGTCGGCCACGAAATACAAGCGCTGGCGGCGGTGGGGAGCGCCGACGCTCGCAGCGCTGAAATCACACGCCCCGACGCGGTACGCCGCTCCTTCCAGGTCAGCCGAAACAATGTCGAGCCACGCGAGGCCAAGCGCTGACGCAACCTGCTCACCAAAGAGAATGAGAGGTCGGCACTCGCGAACAAGGGCGAAGAGCGCCGGCCAGAGATGGCGTTCGTCGGCGAATCCAGCGCCGTCTCCCGCGTCGCTAAACGGTTGGCAGGGACAGCTTCCCGTCCACACGCGTGCCCAGTCTGGCACGCCGGCGCATCCGAGGGCGTAGCTCCACACTCCGACGCCAGCGAAGAAATGGCACTGTTTGTATCCGGCGATATCGCTCGGCCGCACGTCGAGAATGCTTCGCTCATCGACGTCGCCCGGCGCGATCAATCTCCGCGCGATCAACTCGCGCAACCACGCCGCCTTCTTCGCGTCGTGTTCGTTGTAGTAGGCGCGAGGTCTCGACACTCACGCGCTTGCCTCGGCCTTCGGTTCGATCGCGTCACCCGCACGACGGTCATCGAGCACCAACGAAATCGCCTCGACTAGCTCCACGTACTTTCCAACATTTCGGGCGAACGCTAGCGCCTTGCCGAGATCCTCATTCGAGATCTCGCGGAGCGGCGTCTTGATGCGGGCGAGGCCGATGTTAAACGGCAACGGCATCGCGTGCGGCCCCTTCGTCGTGTCGATAGCGCCGCGGTTGGGTTGCATTTCGTGGCGATCAGTCGCCGCGTGCCCGTCGCTCGGCGCGGGTTCATCACGATCGTCGTACGGATCGCGCATCGCTGCTGCCGTCTCGGCGGCGCGCGTGTGTGTTTCGCTACGCCCGGCGGGCGTGACGCGCGCGGCTTCGCGTGTATTGCCCGGGGCGTCGTCGTCGATTTCGTACGGGTTGTCTTCGCGCACGGCCAAAGGCAGTTCGCGTGGGCGGTGCGCCGAGACTTCGCGTGCCGCCTCCTCCTCATCGCGCTCGTCGATCGCGATGCTGATCTCTTCGGCCGCGGAATCCATCACGGCCTCTTCTTGCTTGAGTTCAGGGATTTCCGCTGCGACGAGCAACCCGCACCGGCGCCACGCGCGCGTGATGACGGTTTTCTCCGGCTCTTCGGCGCCGACCGGATCCGCGACTTTCTCTTCCCACCCCGCGAATCGCTTGTTTTCCCATTTCTTGACTTTCTTCGTTCGAGCGGGTGTGATCCAATCGCATCCCTCGAGCGGATTCTGATCCCCCTTGAGCTTGACGCGCACGACGTAGGCGTGCGATGCGTCCTCCGGCACCTCCCAGCGAATGCGCTCCTGCGCCCGGCGACGTCGCTCCTCTCGCGCCCATTGCGTGAGCTCCGGGTCGTAAGCCGGATCGCTTTCGGTCATGGCCGCGAGCCGGTCCAGTTCCTTATTCGGACCGATGTGCTCGCCCAATGACCAATCGACCTGGCCAGCCGTGCGCATTTCGGCGACGCGACGACGATAGTAGTACCCATTTCGGTATGGGCGATTGCCGAGATTATCGACCTCGGAAATGTCGAGGCGGAAGCGGCGAATAAATTCCGCGAACGCGCGACGCGTCGTCACGGTCATGCGATCGCCCCACGACTCGGCCGTCACCGCCATCGTGAAGGCGTTGTCGGACCGAATCTTTTGCAACCGCGCCCGCGCATCGGCCGTCAATCTCGCATCGCGCTCGGGTTCTTGGCGTGCGACGCTCGTGCCGGGCTCGCCACGTTGTGCTGTGCTCATGCGGCATCTCCGATCGCGCTCGCGGATTCCCTCGCGGATTCTCCGGCGGCGACGATCTTATTGGGTGAGTGTTGAATCATCTTCGAGTAGGCGTCCCAGCCTTTGCGGGAGCCGGGCTCGGGCTGCATCGGTTCGCCGACTGAGCCATCGGCTGCGATCGGCGCCAAGTCGCGATCGACCGCGACGGACTCGATGCCGCTGTCGAAACGCACGCGAAACGGCCATTGGATCTCTGGCCCGTAGACTTCAACCAAGGTGCATGGCTTGCCCGCAAGTTCAGCGGTCATCTGACTTGTCGAGACGTAGAGGAAACGGGCTCCGACTTCGGGCGTGCTCATGCTGATTGCGCTCTCGGGCGCGCGTCGTTGATGATCTTCATACAGATCCTGCATCGACGTTTGCCCTTCCCGTCGCGATAGATGTTCAAGGGCGCGTATTCATGGCCGTTCCGGCACGTCGCACTTTGTTCGCGACTGGACGGATTCGATTTCCGCCCTCGTCCCTTCATCGCCATATCGCGCATGTTCTCGATCTGCGTGCCAACGCGGAGATGGCTCGGCCGGACGCACTTCGGATTATCGCAGACGTGCATCACAACCAATCCCGCCGGGATCGGCCCGAAGAATGTCTCATACACGGCCCGATGGACGTAACTCTTTCTTCCCTCGAATCGCAGACGGCCATAGCCGCGCGGATTACTTGGCCCGCGCCATGGCCAGCAGGCGCCGGACATATCAACGTTCTTCCAGAATGCCGGTGCGCCGATGGTCGCTTCGACGGTCATAGTTCTTTGCTGACCGAGCGGCATCGCTGCTCTGCTGACACAACGGCAAACAGGGCACGAACAGCCGAGGTGATGATCCAATGCGCTCATGCGAACTCCACGATCGCGACGCCGATGATGAGCGTGGCGTCGTCGTGAATCCACCGAATCGCCACATTGCGACCGCAGCGTTCCAAATCGTTCGCGACGCTCGTGATGAGCCCCATGCGCGTCGATTCGCCGAGGAATCGCACCAACTCGACCGGCTCGTCGCCGAACGCTGGACGCTGGCCATGCTCTTCGACGACGCGCCGCTGCGCGGCTTCGTGCTCGGCCAGGACGGCGGCTTCGGCGAGCTGGCACGACATCGGCCTGTGGAATTCAAGCGTCCTCATACAAACATTCTCCGGCGAACCGTCGCGAGGCGGCGCTGCGTATCGAGCAGTTGCGCGCGCATCCGTTCGCGGCGCTGCGTCCACTCGGCGAACATCGCGATGTAGACGAGCGCCAACTCGAGCGAATTGAGCGGACGACCGACGCGGGTTCCGACTTGCTTCGCCGCGACGTCGGACGCGTCGCGCACCGTCAGGATGTCGGTCGGCGCGTGATTACCGGTCGCGCAATCGAGGACTTCTTTCGAGAGCTGCCGGAGATCGATGATTTCGAACGCGATCACTGGGCACCGCCCGCGTTCGATCCTTCGCCCGTCGCGCCGCGCCCGATGAATTCCTCTTTGACATCCGTCACGCCCTTCCCCGCGAAATAGCTGAGCAGTCCGCACCGGCACGGAAAGCAGCGCTTGTCGGAAAAGCGTTGACTCGGGCATGAGATCCAGCGGGTCGCGCGGCGCGTTTTGCAGTTGGGGCACATCGGCTCGGTAGCGTTCGGGTCAGGCGGGAGCTTGAATTCCGTCATCCAGGCAGGCATCTTCCTTTCCTCGTGATTGTGGAACCGCTCAGCGAACATCCTTGCCGGGAATCGCTGGGCGGTTTTGCGTTACGTTCCTACGCCGCGCGCTTCGTCGGTCGGTGGTTCCGTCGATCCGCCGGCGGTGCAACGGGCTTCCTGGCCAGCGCCGCATAGCCCCGCTTCGTGGCGGCGATCGACCGGCGACGCGCCACTGACTGCATCGCCTTGGCGAGCGCGTACATCACCCCCAGGGCGGCGAGTGCGACCAAGCCTAAGCGCGCGAAGTCGAGCAACAGCGTGGCGAAGGCGGTGATGAGAGCGAGCGGCGTCATCGTGACGGTACCTCCGCGACGATATCGTTCGTCGCCGCATCGATCAGACGCGTGTAGTGCGACGTCCCCGACAATCGCCGCGCCTCTTGCGTTGCACGCCACTCGTCGACGATGCCCTCGGGTAGTCCGAAGTTCCCTTGCGTGTTCGCGGCTTTCATGCGGTCGATCAATTCGCGGGGCGTCATAGGTCAGGCGGCTCCTTTGTCCGCTGAGCGATCGTGCGAGTGCTGCGAGTGCTGCGACGTTTTCGCTGGCTTACCGTACTTCCGTTCGAGCTGCGCGTTGCACGTGAGAATCGCGTGACCCAACCGCTCCCCAAACTCCCGCGAGCCGCCGCCTTTCCAGTTCTGTAACAAGAGGCCGTAGATCCGGCGCGCGATGGCGGTCGAGAGCGACTGCGCTAACGCAGCGATCGCGGGGCCCGGATACGCCTTCGAGTTGGTCGAGCGCTTGGAGGCCGCCGCGGCTTCCCGGAACGCCGTATCGAGATCCCGCGCCGCCCGTCGTTCGCCCGACACGTAGAGTCCACCGCGCTCGACGACGAGCTTGGGCTTTGATGTCGGTGGGACGAAATCGCCAAGGTCTTTCGGCGGGGCGGGCAGCATGTTGACGCTCGTGATGGAACGGTTGGGGGAGATCCTGCCGCGCGTCCTCGCGCGTTTGCTGTCAGACTGCGGTGGCGACGGGGGCCGGTTCGAAGCCGGCCAGCTCGAGAAGCCGGTCATAGTCACGCTTCGAGAGCACAACGACTCTCTCGCGCTCGTGCCGCGTGACGACGAATCGCTCGCCGTCCGCCGCGCGGTCGATGACGTCGCCAAATGATTTGCTGGCGTCCGTCGTCGAGATCGGGGTGAGGGACGGCTGAACAGTTCTGTTGACTTCTCTACTGCGCTGGCCCATGCTTTCTCCATGTTTTCCGGACTTTCCGGCGACGACGGATTCTAAGTGATATGCCTTAATCGCGCCAGTGGCCTACTAAGCCATTCGACTTAAAGCACTTACGATTTTGACATCACAAATCCGCATTCGACTCAAGGAATTGCGCGGCGAGATGAGCCAAGCCGATGCGGCGCAGCGCGCGAGGGCCGTCGCACGCGAGCGCGGCGTCGAGCTGAATCTTCATAGTCAGACGTTGTCCGACTATGAGAGAGGAAAGATCAAGAAGATCCCGCTCCGGGTGATCGAATGCTTGGCAGAGGTCTATGGCGTCACGCCAGCCTTCGTCCTCAGCGGTGACGAGTCTGAACTAAGTCGAAACGCTTTCCAGCCGAACGCGCCGAAGCAGACCCCGCGTTCGGCCAGGCTACGCATCCAGGCACGCATTGCCGAGCTCACCGACGGCAACGAAGAACAGGAAAAGCGCTGGATGCGCCTCGTCGAGCGAGCCGTCGAGCACGCGAGCGCCGGCGGCGTCTACAGTCCGGCGGACGAGGTGCGACTGATCGAGTCCATCGGCGCGGGCATCATCGAGGACCTAAGGGAGCAGCAGTGATTACGAGCGACCGCCGCGCGGAGATCATCCGTTGTGTTGAACAGAAGCGAGCGATGCACCCGGAGTTCCGCAGCCGTCTCACCAAGGCCGGTCTCAAGGCCGCGCTGGCGAGGGAAGGCGTTCGCATTCGAGTGCGGCGCCACGGCCGGCTCGCGCAGCTCGTTCCGCTTCCGGCGGGATGGACGATCATCATCGAGGCGCAAACGACCGATTCAGAGCGATTGATGCTCGCGGCGCACGAACTCGCGCACCTCTATCTCCATCACGATCCGTTCTTCGCGCGGCACGAGACGGAGGTGTACGACGTGTCTCCGCCCTGGTACGACGCCGTGCGCGAAGAAGAAGCCGACGTATTCGCGGAGCTGCTCGTGCGCGGGCCGGACGTAGGTATAATCAAACCAGCGAAATCCGATCTCCCGGCTAGAAAGCGTTCAGCGCCAGGTATAATTCGCCCACGACGAGCCAAGCAACTCGAGCTCGTGGATCCTGACGACGAGGCGTTCCTGGCGATGGCGAGGTGTGCGACGCGCGACCCGCTGCCGGCGCCGGATCCAACGGCTCTCGTGCAGCTCGTCATTCCGCGCCGCGCCTGGTCAGTGGTGAATCTCGAGCACGTGCGCCGGCGTGCAGGTCACTCGGCGTACCGCGACGATACGATTGCGATGCCGCATTGCGAACTCGTCACTTGCACGGAGAATGTCGCGCTCGCGATCGTCGAGGATCTCGCTCGGGCCGGGCACAAGCGGACGGCTGTCACGATTCGACGAACGATTCGCGAGACGCGACGTGCTCGGGAGCAGGGTTCATGATGAACTTTGAAATGGCGACGTGAGCTCAATTGCGCCCTTCGTACAACCTCCGGTCAAACGGCGATTGGTCGTTGCCGGATTGGTAGCGTTGGCGGCTGTCCTCTATGCTGGGTTAAGCGCCACAGCGCCCGACTATCCAGCGCACCGCGATTTCGATCAAGTCTGGTTCGCCGCACATGCGATGCTCCACGGCCAGAGCCCGTACCAGCTCATTGGGCCCGGAAAGCCGTTCTACTGGCCGTGGAACTTCTATTATCCGATGACCGCAGCGGTCGTCGGCCTGCCTGTGGCGTGGCTCCCGATGCTCGCCGCGCGGCTCGTATTCGTAGGGCTGAGCGCGTTTGCGTTCACCTACACGATTACACGCGACGGATGGTTTCGGCTGCCGGCCGTGCTGAGTGCGTCCTTTATCATTGCAGCAGACTCCGTGCAATGGTCACCCCTGTTGATCGCCGCGGCGTTGACGCCCGGCCTCGCATGGCTCACGGTCGCAAAGCCCAACATCGGGGCTGCTCTTCTCCTGGCTAGGCTCCGTCGTGGCGTCCTGGTTCCCGCGATCGGAGTGGGGCTGGTGATCCTGGCGCTGTCGTTCGAGCTTGCTCCACACTGGCCGGCAGATTGGATCGCGGCCATGCGCGTCGGCGGTTATCATCCCAAACCACTCGTCGCGACCCTATTCGGGCCGATCGTGCTGCTCGCGTTATTGCGTTGGCGCCTGGCCGAGGCGCGGCTCCTGCTCCTCATGGTCTGCGTACCGCACACGCTGGCGCCATACGAAACACTCGAGCTATTCCTGATCCCGTCATCTCGGCGGCAAGCGTTAACCTTGGCTCTGCTGTCATATATCGCCTCAACAGTGCAAGAGGTGTCGGCGCATTACGGCCGGAACTATGCGTACAATGCCCCTCTGTGCGAAGCCGCGTTTGTGCTCGCGATGTATCTGCCTGCGCTCGTTATGGTGCTGCGCCGGCCGAACGAAGGCGAACTGCCGGCGGTCATCGATCGCATCGCGAGCCGGTTTCCGTCATGGCTTCGCGGCTCTCAGGTAGCGGTGACGTTCCGCGATGGTCACCATGCTGCATAGACGCGACCGCATGCGTGCCGCAGCCAAGGCAGATCCGATGCGGCACAGTGGGGCGTACCGCGTCGACGGATCGTCCGGGCGTGCAAGGGCCAGGCGGCGGCGCGAGATCCTGCTGATCATTGGGCTCTTCGCCACGGTATTCGTCCTTGTGCTGCCGTGGCTCCTTCGATTGCTCCGCGTGATTCGATGACCACGCCACCCGAAGATCTCGTCCTCGCCGCCAAGCGGCTTGAGCCGCGCGTGTTCGATCTGATCGCGCATCCGCAGTGGAACGCAGACGACGCGACGTCCGACTGGCGTCTCTACGTTCCGATTGCCGTGCAGCGCTTATGGGGACGGCTCGGCCTCGAGGCGCGCGTGACGGCGTTCATCGTCGCCGAAGAGAACCGACGCGACGACGGTGAGTAGCACGGGCTAGTCGACCACGGTGAGCGCATTGGACTTCCGCTCGCCGTCAATCTCGATCACCTCCCATACGGTGTACCCGGTAAAGATCGACGCGAGCGCAGCGGTCACGGCGTCCGCGTGAAGCGGGGCCGACCAGATCTCTCGCTCGTCGGCGCGCAACAGCAGTCGTCCGCGGCTGAGCGGCAGCACACTCTCCGGCGTCACCGGATCGCCCTTGAACGTGCGCGAGAGCCATGCGTTCACGACACGGTCGCCGTCGATCGCGGCGCCGTCGCGTGTCACGCGCCACGAGTATTTCCATGCCTCGCCTCTCGCGATCTGCATCGGGTCAGCCATCGAATGCTCCGGAAAGAGAAACGGCAAGAGTGAGAGGACGCGACTGCGCGATCGCGTCGAGGGTCAGATTCGCCCCGGTCCATTTCGTCGAGACACAGGTTGCGGCAATGTCGATGCACGAGCGTGAAATCGCGACGACGTTTGTGACAACATCGCCTGGGAGCGACAGTAAGAGGGAGTCGCTGACAAGACGAACCGCGGCATCACTGATAGCGAGCACATTCGCCTGTGTCAGCCCCAGCGCGTCGAAGGCATTGGCAACAAGCGCGTCGTCGACCGCCAGGGTTACACCTGCGGCGAGCGATGGCGAATCGGCAAGCAGTCCGAGGATGCTATCAGCCACGGCGAGCGTCGCCGCTTCCGCCAGTATTGGCGAATCGGCTGCCACGGCCACCGCGCTGTCGGCCACATCGAGCGCGAGGCCGCTCGCGAGAGTCGGCGCATCGAGTTGCAGGGCAATCAGCGCATCGGCGATGTGGAGGACGTTCGCCTGCGCGAGCATCGGACCGTCCGCGCCGAGCGCGACCGTCGCATCGTCGACGGCAACGGTTGCGGCTTCGGAGAGTGCCGGCGCGTCGAGCTGTAGGGCCGACGCCGCATCATTGATGGAGACGGTCGATGCTTGCGTGAGCAGAATCGCGTCAGCGGTCAGCGAGATTGCGCTGTCCACCGGGGCGAGAATATTCGCCTGCGCCAGGTTCGGTGCATCAGCTCCGAGTGCGAGGCTGACATCGTCGACCGAGAGCATGAATGCGACGACCAGCGTCGGCGAATCAACCGTGAGGTTGCACACCGCGTCGCCCACGGCGATCACGTTCGCCTGCACGAGCGCTGGGCTATCGAATGCCACTTGGAACGCGGCGTCTGAGACGGCCAGCATACTCGCCTGCGCCAGCGATGGGGAGTCGACCGAGAGTGCGAACCCGCAGTCGCTCGGCGCGAGCGTGAACGATTGCGCCAACGTCGGACTCTCGATGGCCAAGGCGAATGCGCTGTCGGCGACGGCGATGGTATTCGCTTGAACGAGCGATGGGCTGTCGGCCGCGAGCGCCAGTGCAGCGTCCGCGATCGCCAGCGTATTCGCTTGTATCAGATCCGGCGTGTCGGCGGCGAGCGCGAGCGCGGCATCGGCAACGACCAGCGTGACGAGCGTGATGGCGGCTTTGAGCCCAAGCGATACCGCGAGCGCGCTCGCTGACGTCGTGGCTGACCACGTGACCGTCGCAGTCCCTGAACTTCCGGCCGTCGCCTTCAACAAATCACAGACTTCGACAATGTGGCCCGTGCCGCTCGTGGTCGAATTATCGGCCCGCTCGGTGAACGTCGCGACGGTCGACGTCTGCGCGCTTGACTCGAGCAGCTTCATGGCGACACCGATCACCATGCTGCCGTTCGTTCCGGTCGTGAATGCCGGGATGACGCTCGTCGACGTCTGCGACGTCAGGACTGATGCCTGGACAGTCCCATCAAGCGTCTCCGACAGTCCGATGTAGCAGAGGATGCCGCACCCGCTCGCGTCACCGCTCGTGCCCGTCGTCAGCCCTGACCAGACTGGACTCGGCGTGTCGTTCGCTGTGCCGTCAGCTATTCGTGTGAAGACATAGATCGACCCGCCGGAGGCCGTACCGCTTCGCTTGGGGAACGCGGTAACGAGATTCCACCCACTCGGCGTCGCCATGGTCGCGGTAATACTCCGCGACTCGGCAATGAGCACGAGACAGTCGCCCACGGCGACGCTCGCCGGGGCGCCGGGCGTGCACGTGAACGGGGTCGCCACGTTGTTCGCTGTGAACGACCACGTTCCCGCACTCCGAAAGCTCGCCGCCATTGGAAGCGGCCTGGATTACGTCGGGTCGGCGAACTCGAACTTGTGCGCTGGCACGGTGACCGTCCCGCCCGACGTCAACGCTTGCGAGGTGCACGTCGTCACCGCCAAGAGCGTCGTCCCGTCGTCATACGCGATGTGCGTCGCCGTGCCAGTCGCCGTGATCGGGACGGCGGATTGCTGCGCGACCGTGACCTTCCGGCCACTCGTCGTCCCGTCGGCGATCGTGTAGACGCCATTGCCGTCGCCTGCTACGACGGTTTTCGCGGCGAGTGTGACCGCGGCAATGCCCGCGAAGTTGGCCGGCTCACCTGAACACACGGTCTGATGCGTTGACGTCGCGATCTTGGCGCATGCTGCGTCCAGCACGGCGTTGGCGATTTGTTTGGCCATGGGTATCTCCAGCGGGAGGAAAGAGAACTGGGTTCCGATGCTCAGTTGCGAACGTTCACGCCGGTCGAGCCGATCGTGCCATCCTGCACGTCGAGCGTGACGTCTGGGATTGAGACCGGAGGCGGTGAGACAACGGGCGGCGCTGAAGACGTGGAGGATGCCATCGTCGGAATCTCCGAATGGACGGAATGCACTAGTGTTTGACCTTGAAGATGAACCCTGTGATCGAGAGAAGTAGAAAGGCCGACGTTGCGCGTGGTGGCGTGTGGGTTGCGGGTGGTTACGGCTTTCGAACAGGGATGCGCTTCTCGGGCGCCGCGAACTTGGGTGGCCCTTCGAAGGACTTGGGATACGTCGGTCGCTTCGTCGCCATCGCCGGGCGTCTGACTGAGAACGTCGCGGCCGCCACGACCGGCGCGCGCTTGATCGCGAATCGCAGATTGTCCCAGTAGCGCGGCTCGTCGACCTGATGCGATGAGTTGAGTTGTTCGCCGATCCGCCAATCGCTCCAATCGATCGGCGTCGTCGAGGCGGGATCGACCCACTGGACATCGCTCCGGTCCGTCACGACGCGCCCGTCGAGCACGACTTTGAGTCCGCCGTCGCGCTTCGCATTCGTCGAGTTCAGCCGCATCACGATCGTTAGATGATGCCACGCGTTGCTCGAGACCGTGGCGTCGTAATACGGGCAGTCGCAGGGAATCCCCGTCGTGCTCGTGAGGGAGATCGACGACATCAACTTCTCGTCCGGCACGGTGCCCGAAGCGATATATCCCCCGACGACGGATGGCTGCGTCACCAACACGTAGCACGCGTGGCTCGGACCAATCGCTGAGCACCAGTAGTTGAGCTTTCGGAGCCCGTAGCCGTTGTTCACTGTGTCGGTGCTGGCCGTCCGGACGAGATAGAAATCGCCATCGAACTGGACCTGATCACCGTTCGTGGCGTGCGTCGACGCGAGGGCGGGGTCGGGCTCGATGGCGTAGTTGTTGTCGTACCAGCCGCCCGATGGCTGGTTGTAGTAGTGGAGGCGCATCACCTTGCCGTGACCCGAGTTCGTGGGATCGGCGATAATTGAGAGTTCGCCCGGCAACACACTCGCGTAGGGATCGAACCAGGTGCCGATCGTGCCATCGTCGAAGTTGACGGCACCGAAGACCGTCATGCTCGTGTCGACGGGCGCTGGCGTCGGAGCTGGTGCGGGCGTCGGCGTTGGGGTCGGAGCTGGTGCGACGAGCAGCGCCGCGGTGGCCGCAGCGGCTTGAGTGAGGCGCGTCGTGTCGCCGCTCGCGCAGATGTATTTGGGTGCGCTCTTGGTTTTGCAGAGCTGGCGGTCGTGCTTGATCGCTGAATCGAGCGCGGGGCCGACGATCTTGGCCGTCGCCGAGTCCTTGGCGGTTTGTGCCGTGAGGAGTGTGGGCCCAGCGCACGAGGCGACGAGGGACGCGAGCAAGAACAGGCGGCGCATGATCGGAGTCCTATTTAGTGAGGAGAGAAAACGGAGCGGTCACAATTTTTCGGGCGGCCGAGCGGACGTCCGGCCGAGAGAGCGCGTAGCCCGTCGCCGCGGCGGCCATCGCGACGACCGTGCGTGAGGGACATGTAACGAACGGCAGCACGTGACACGGCGGATCGGCCTGGGCGAGGTCGCGCGCGAGGTTCGCATTGAGGCGTTCGGTCGCCGCGAGGCGAGACGAATCGAGCGCGGCGCGTGCATCCGCCGACGTCCGCGCTTGGGTCTGCTCTTCCAACGAGGCGAGCAATCCGCTATTCGCAACGCGCAGCGAATCGTTTTCCTGCCCGCGCACTTTCGCGACCTCGTACCAGCGCGACGACGTATCGTTTTGCGCCAAGGCGGCCCGCTCCCACGCGATCGCGACGTCGCGCAACGAATCTGCCGCGTGCGCGGATTTGATCGCTCCTCCGCGATTTATAGCCGATTCGCGGACGAACACGCTTTCGCGTTTAATGATGGTGTCAACCGCAGCGCGGAACGCCGGTTTCGTGGCGTCGAGCGAGTCGATCGACTTCTGATTCGCCCTGCTCATCGCCGTCGGCTCGGCGTGGCAATACGTGAACGTCGCGAGGATGACGACCGCCGCGAGGCCAGCGGCGAGCGAGATCGCGGGCCAGTGCTTGAGGGAGATCATACTTCCCTCCACACGCCGCGCTCGAGGAAGCCGTGCCAGGCGTTCGGCCTGCCTCGGTTGACGAAGATCGAGGGCGACACCGTGATCGTCTGGTCCTCGTGCTCGGTGACGGTCCACGTCGTGACGTCGACGTAGTGCGCGAATGGGAGCGGCGTGATCCCGCACCAACGATCACCGTTGCGCCAGTATTCGCCGGGTTGACGATCGGTCGTCCAATCACCATCGGCGCCGCGCACACCCGGCGTGCGATCACCGGCGCTCATGTGAGCTCTCCGTGGTGAAGGAATCCGTGATAGTTGCCGCACAGAATTGAGCCGGCGCCGGCGCTGCACGTATTGCCGTTTTTGTCGACGTGCAACGTTTCCGGCTTTCGCGGATCGCCATGTCGCACCCAGCACTTGTGCGACCGATCGCCCTTCCGGGTGCAGTTGGACGCCTCGCCGTCGACGTTCCACGATCCACCGGGCGTGCGAACGACGAGCGTGATGCCGTCCGCGCCGGTGTAGGCCGGATCGTCGTCGTACCACGTCGCGTCCCACATCGCACCGACTGGCGCGTCGCGAAGTGTCATGAGGTCACCGGTGTCCGAGCGTCGATACAGTTTCTCGTGCGCGATCGAGCCATTGATGGCGCAATCGGGCTTGCCACACTTGCACTCGACGACACGTTCGCGCGTCTCTTCGGTCGGCTCAAGCCAGAAGACTTTTGTGCTCATTGGGCCAGTACCGCGAGCACGAGCAACACGACCACGCCCGCGAGCGCGAGCCAGAGCTCCGGGCGATCGCGCCACGCTTCGAGCTTGATCCGGTAGCGGTCGTAGCGCGTCATGCGAGCGCTCCATCCCATTCGTCGGGCGCGAACATCGTCGGCAATCCGCCGAGCGCGTCCGCTTCCACGACGTCGGTATCGAGCGGGAACGCAACGCCCGTTGGGACGTCGCCAGCTTTCTGCTCGTGCTGGCGCATGCAGCAGCCACGCGTCGCGGGATACTGATCCTCATCGAGGTTGTACGCCGCGAAGTAGCGTGTGAACGGCAGCCGATAGAGCGCAGCGGGCCCCAGCACCGCGCCGTAGCCGACGTAGAGCCCGGGGACGTAGCCCGCACGCTGCACCGGTTCAAACCATGCACGGCAATACGCGTCGACTTGGCCGACGTCCGTGCCGGGCATGATCCCTTCCAAGTCGAGCCACACCGTGACGCCACGAGGAATCGTCAGCTCGCCGCACGCGCGTGCGGCGGTGATGCCGTACTCGGTTCCCTTCTCGGCCCACGGTGTCCACCACGGCGGCCCGTCGCGCTCGACGTGCTGCACGATCGAGATCGCGAGGCCAGCGCGATGTAGCACCGCGATCTCCGTCAGCGAGAGGTCGCTCGAGCGCGCCTCGCGCCGGCGGATG